CGTTAGGATACTTCTCAATTGCAGGAGTCTCCGGGACAGCCCAAGGTTTGATGCCCTTAAGCTGGCCAGCCATTTTACGGATAACATCCGCGCCAACGACTCGATCACGCTTTGAGTCACGCTCAATGCACTCTTCGATAGGGACGTTCAAAAACTCGTCTACAACAATAAACTCAGCACCAGCCAACAAAGTGACATCCTGCAGAGCCTTGACCGTTGCACGTGCAAGGTTGGTGTTATCCACGTAGATGTGAGTGATGTAATCCTGCGCAAGGAAGGTCTTAAGCATTGCCAAGCGCAAGTGGTGTAGCAGCTCTTTACTTGCGTTGTTAAACATGTTGCCCCACATCTTGTTGTAGAGCATCATAGAAAGATCGTCGTTGTTGAGACGAACAGCAGTGCCAGCAGGGTGCGTAGCCAACTGCTCTTTTACCCAAGTGCTCTTACCAGAGCCCGGCAGACCACGGGGGACAATTACTTTTTTAGGAGACATACCAGTCCCACCTTCCAAACACAATCATAAGTATACGAGTACCTAAATAAATGTCAAGTTATTGCTGATTAAAAATTTCCCGCATACGTTTAAGCTGACGCTCTCTAACTTCAGGTGGAGTTACATATGGCTCAATAGCGGCGTTTAAGTCAGGGTGCTCTTCTTTAATCCGCTCAAAGGCTCGATCAGGCACCCTATCACCCTCACGTACATGCCACTCCAAATGAGCAAGAGCCTCGCGAGCAGTGCTCAGCCGAGCAAACCCAACGTCCTCATACTCTTCTGGAGCAGTTAGTCGGCACCCGCAGCACTCAATAAAACCAGCGCAGTGCTCGTAAACATAGACATCACTATCTACACCATTCATTCTCGCGTAACTCATTAAAAACCTTCACATTCTGGACAACCAACGTTGTCTACACATTTACGGGTGTTTTGAATAATTTTTATCGCCATTTGTAGGCCATACGCCCGCTGAGCAAAAATATCTCGATCAGGAACTAGTTCGGCAGTTTCCGAAAAAAACATCAATTGCTGACTACGACGCTCCAGTTCAGCAATGAGTTTACCGCGTTCTTCGTTGGCCCCGTCATCTAACCTATCAAAAGTGAATTCGTCGAACTCATCTAAAGTAAAATCACGATAGATTTTGCGCTCTTCTTTCTTATTCTTTGCCATCAGATAGCTCCTCTAGACGAGACTTGTCGCTATACATTAGGCGCAAGAAATCAGTCACGCTGAGAGTAATTTCATCACGAACGTAGTTACCAGGCTCTGACTCGACACGGCTAGAGTAGTGCAACACAAACTCTCGGATTCGATCACGCTCGTTATATTTGCCAGTGTCCATTACAACTCGAACAGCCAATTCCTGAGCCTCCGTCATATCTTCTAGAGTGATAGTTTCTAGTTTTGGATTTTCTGCGTCTGCCATTTTTTATCCTAAGAACTCTAAGGTATTGAATAGAGTATTTGATACTAGCACAGTCTTCTTGCCATCAGTCCACTGTTCTCCGTCATACTTATACAGATCTGCTTTAGGAGTCTGATACCAGCCTAGCTTGTATTCAGGTTTTTCTTCCTCAATAACTAGCTCTGGTTCTACTGTAGCCCTAAATTTAGCTTTGCCTGGATCCATAGTTTCACCTGCATTCGGGCCAGACAGTTTATACCACTTACTAGCGCCACGAGGATCACTCTTAATTGCCCATAAACCATCCGAGCGTTTCATTACGTATGCAATATCACCCTCCACCGAGAGGTTAAGTAGCTTTTCTAGGTTCTTATCAAATACCTCGGTTAGATCTCGTCCAACATGAGGAGTCGAAGTGTATGTAGTCATTACTTAGTTACCACCATCAAAATCAGGCTTGGAGCACTTGCACCAAGCGTACCTACTGCTGTTACACGGTAGTACTTCCACACAGAAACATCTGCCGAAGTACCACCAACCTGAGCAACCACTGCCCAAGAATTCTTATTTGAACTTGCTTCCACCTTGTAAGTCACTGACCCAGCATTCACGGCGTTCGCAGAAGCCTTCCACGAAATCACATACCCACTGGTTGCCCGAGTCGCTCCAATTCCTGATACTCGTGCAGGCACTTCTACAGCGGTTGGAGGTGCAATAACAATAGGGGGGTTTACTGGAGTCTGTCCAGACAAGAAAGCTGTATTCAAAAGATAGTTTCCGTTAGCTGACTTAGCATCAACCACGACACCAGCCAATGCACCAGAGCGTAAAGCGCCCTCGACCTCAGCGGGCTTAGCATTCGGATTCTTTTCTAGATACAGCGCAGCTACACCAGTTACGTGCGGAGTAGCCATAGATGTTCCAGTCATGGTCCTAGATCCGTTAGGGTCATTTAGGTTTTCTGAAACAATTAGACCGCCAGGAGCAAAGATATCTACGCAATTACCCCAGCTAGAGGTGTTAGTGCGGTAGTCATTCTTGTTGATACCACCGACAGTAAACGCACGAGAAGCACCGCTAGGGCTGAAAAGGCAAGCATCCGAGCCTACGTTAGAGGCCGCGACAACCGGAAGTAGTCCAGCACTGTATAGGCGATCAATGGCAGAATCAACCAACTTGTCTTTGCCAATAGTGATGCTGATATTTACAACGCCAGGAGTCCCTGCTTTGTGCGTAGAAATAATCTTGTCAATTCCAGCGACCAAGTTTTTAGAAGTTACACCACCGCCGCAGTTATCAGTGACCTTGATTGACACAATCTTCACTCCTCGAGCCACGCCAAACTCGGAACTGCCGATAATACCAGCCACGTGAGTCCCATGGCCTAGGCAGTCAGCGTCTCCAGAGGCACGTCCACCAAATCCAGAGTCAGACGCGTTGACACCAGAGTCTAAGATATACGCCGTAACTCCCGCGCCAGTGAGGGCAGGGGCATTATACGAGCCATCTAGGGTGCCATCAATACGGTCTAGACCCCAAGAAGGGGCCACTACAGCCGAAGCTGGTAGCACGGAGGTGGCTGAAATTACAGCAGCAGTCACAGCTGCGATTACCATGTTTTTCTTCATGGCACTAAAACTACAGGGCTTTTAGAAAAATGTCAAATTAATCTAAAAACTTTTTTACCATTAAATGTAGTTCCCCGATTGACCCATTATTTAGGATAATCTGATCAAAATCTTGGTACTCATTTAAGGCATGTTCGGAGACGTGATCATTGGCTGGCCCTACGCCATTACGCATAACTCGCCAAACCTGACCGCCTAGGTCTTTTACGGCCTTGGCCTCATTAGGGAAGCGTACATCTGCAAAGACAACCTTAGATCCATCTGGAATTCGGTCAATCGCCAAATCAACCCAGAAGTTCTCTCCGAACATCTCTCGGCCGACTTCGGTACCAAGGCGTTGCATGAGAGGACGAATATCTGGACTAAATTCTTTAACGTTGTCCCACGTCGAGGAGCCACGTACTGCTGTTGTTAGGGGGACATTCCGCATATCTCCATAAGTGATATTTGGATTCAGCTTGAGGAGCGCCTCCCGCATGGGATCGGCAAACGAAACCTTAATGTAGCCACCACTGCTAACAAGCACATCCGCAACGGTGTCTTTTCCAGACCTAGCCCATCCCGATAGGCCGACGGCCTGAACTCGCGGAACAAGCTGTCCATCTTTTAGGACCATAATAGGAAGCCCGATTGCTTTAGCTACAGTAACTTCAAGCGAAGCACCTTTAGATTTCTGCCAACCAGGCAATACGCAAAGTGCGTCAACTTCCAACACGTGAGGGAGGTCGCGACGCATATACCAACGCCATGGGTTGTTCGGGGCTTCTGGACTACCTGCAGACTCTAGCGCTGCTTGAACAGTCGCTCCATCATTGTGAGCAGGGTTGATCACCTCGTGCCCAAGTAGTTCCAATTGCTTCTCTACTTCGAAAAAAGCAGGGAAGTTCCAGTCTTTGTAACCAGTCATCGGACCAGCAATGTAGACCTTCATTACTTAGTTGCCTTTAGCAGTGCGATTGCGTGGATCACTCCAGAGATATATTGCTCATTCATATCCAATTCCTGTAGAGCTATCTTTTCATTCTCTAGAGCGTCTACCAACTTGTCACGTTCGTCGGCAGCGCCAAGAGCATACCCAAAGTCAGTAGAGGTTTCAATGGCGGATGCAATTGCATCATTCAAAGTTTCCTTAGCTGCCATTGCTAGTCGAACGGTAGGTCCGATCTTGGAGATGATTTTATCGTCTGGATCAGGAATCGTATCAAAATCATTAAGAGACATTACGGGGCCACGCGTCCATTCTTGTTAAAAGTTTCGTAGGTGATAGGCATCTTCTCGGCAAAGAACTCTTCCATCTTTTCAGCCACCATTTCGATCTCACGCTGAGGGAATGAAGGAAAGTGCGTCCCTTCGCGAGTAGTGCGAAGCGACAGGAAGTTCATAAGGGAGCGAGCGTTCATGGTTACATACATGCTCGAATAAATGCTAACTGGAAGCACTGCACGAGCAACTTCACGAGCAATACCTTTTGCAAGAAGGGCTTGGTATTCGTAGTATGCGCCAGTCGCTATGTGCTGAGTACTTAAGTTGATATCATCCCACTGGTCTTTAGTGCCATCTTCAAAAGTATATGCACCAGGTTTACCAACCTGAATTAGCTTGCGCTCAGGGGCTGGCACGTAAAATACTGGACTGAGCTCCTTATAACGACCCGACTCCTCGTTGTACGAGGCGATGCGGTGACGCATGAACTCTCGGAACACGAAAATCGGTGCTTCGATAAAGAACGTAAATGCATTGTGCTCGAATGGCGAACCGTGACGGTCGCGCATCAGGTAGTTGATGAGACCAGCATCCCTACTAGTGTCTTCGTTTGATGCACCAGTAGATACTCGAGCTGCCATAGCAACTGCGGAATCGGATGCCATAGAGTTGATCAGCTCGACAGTCATGTCACTGCGGAAAGTCACTTCAGTCATTTTTATACTCCAGTTGATCCGAAGCCACCAGCACCGCGTTCGGTATCATCTAGTGACTCAACTACAGAGAATACTGCAGTCTCATACTTTTGGATTACCATCTGAGCGATTCGATCACCCTTATCAATAAGAAAAGGTTCATCGGAGGTGTTATAGAGAATTACGCCAACTTCACCCCTATACCCAGAGTCAATCGTTCCCGGAGTATTAAGAACCGTAATACCGTGTTTAAGAGCCAAACCACTTCTAGGGTGTACTAAGGCAACATAGCCAATAGGGAGCTCGATCTTAAGACCAGTTTTGATAAGTACTCGTTCTCGGGGGAGGACTACGTAAGAATCAGCAGCTCGCAAATCAGCACCCGCGTCCCCGATATTAGCATAGCCAGGGAGTAAGCTCAACTCGGATACTTCTACATTTATATCTACCATGCAAAAATCCTATCAGGAGATGTCCAGTAAAATTCTAGTATGACTACAAATATTGCCGGATCTATTTACGATATCCCGATCCAGTCTTGGGATAACAAGGATAACTTTTTATCTAAATACAAAGGAAAAGTTACCTTGATTGTAAACGTAACCGCCGATTGCGGTAACGCACCTCAGCTGGCTCCGCTAGAAGAGATATATCAGAAGTACAAGGATCAGGGTTTCGAGATTGCAGCTATCCCCACCAATGACTTCTGCGGCCCGGGCATCACTTATAACGAGTGGGAAGATGGCATTACCTGTGCTAACGATGCTAGGACGTACGCTCTAGACACATATCAAGTAACATATGACTTCTCTGAGATGGTTACTTCTCAAGTTCATGATGTTTGGCGGGAAAAGCGCAATAACTACCGCGAGACTCACCCTTTGTTCGAGGCTTTAGCGTCAAAGGGCTTGCCAATGGGCGGTAACTTTGAAAAGTTTTTAATTGACAGAGATGGCAACATCGTCAAAAGATTTCACAACTTTACGTTGCTTGATTACTACTATGACAACGTGAAAAATGGAATTTACGTTATGAACGAGAATGATCCAGAGCCGCTAACTTCGGAAGAAGCGTACGAGCTAATCTGCTCGGAGATTGAAAAGCTACTCTAACAATTAATATGGATCAGATAAAAGTAGTAAGTAACTTTATCTCTGCGGAAGACATAGAGCTATTTAAAAACTACAACGATCATCTTTTAGAGACTAAACCAGATCTATTTTTTATAGGGAACAACGGAAAGCGCCCAGTGCTTCAGTTCGGGAAAGACAACGCTCATGCCATGTCATCTCTTGAACTAGACTCAACAATCCCTGAAATCAAAGATCTGGTTAGATCTTATTTCTCAAAGACTATCGAAACCGTAAAAGACTTATATAAAGATTCTAGGGATCTGTACGTTTGTTCTTTTTGGCTAGCTAAACAATTACCAGGCGCTAATGTACAGATGCATGACGACACCGATGAAGGTAGGAATGTGCATTTCACATACAGTGCGGTTCTGTACCTAAACACCCTTGGTACTACGGGCGACTTAATCTTTACAGATCTAGGACATTCAGTGAAACCATTTGCTGGTGATCTAGTCGTTTTTCCATCTCAAAGCACCGGAAATCATGAAGTCAAAGAGATAGATCAGCATAGATACACCATGCCGATGTGGCTAACCACAGATAAGAGCTACGCTCTCTAGAGTGGACCTGGCGGGAATTGAACCCGCGTCCAATGAAAGTTCCATCGTTCTTCTACAAGCTTAGGCTCTACCAGCCACGGTACTACGGGTCCACTGCTTTATTAAAGAGCTGCTGTAGATCGCTCTGTGGTGTTCTATTTATTTAAGACCTAACTGCCCACCTAGAACTAGTGCTTTGTTAGGGGCGTCTAGCAGTTTTTAGGCTGCTAGTGCGAATGCTGAACGTGAGTTTGCATTTATTGCTTTGCCCGATTTAAGAGGTACAGGCTTCTCTGCTTGCTTCACCGACTTCAGTTTCACTGTCGAAACCAGTCAGGCCCTTATTTAATTGTGTTAACAGTATAAAGGGTGCAGGCCCGATCGAGAACTCCCAATCCGTTTATACCTGCACCCTATAAAAGTGTACTACTTTTTTGTAACTAGACGACGCTTGACTGCATCAAAAATCTTTGGACGCTTCTTAGAAGCCTTGCCATTCTTGCGGTCGGTAGTTGTCTTCTGAGGAGCAGGAGCTCCACCCTTACCTTTTGCCATGATTTCCTTTCGTTGATAATCACATCCTACATAAAAACAAATGCCCCCGCAAGCGGAGGCATTCATTTTTAAAGGACGATTAGTCTACTTTTTTGTTACGAGCTACTTCAGCCTCAGCCGAGCTCGCAAATGCAACATCAATTTCTTCGTCAGAAAGGCTACCGTCAACAACATAAGCACGAGCCAGAGACTCAGCTACTTCCATTACACCAACGAACGCAGCTACAAGAGCAGACTGCCAGAGTTCAACTCCAGCGATAGATCCAGCGGCCAAAACACCGCTAACCTTTAGGATCACAAGAGCAATAGTGCGCTTGAAGATCTTTTTTGCGATTTCCATATTTTCTCCCAAGAGTAGGTTGATTAGACACCCTCTCCCGGCAGTTATATTTTACCACATTTAGCTAGATGTGCTTAGCCTCTGGGATCCTCATGCGGACAGGGACTCCACGACGGAGCTTACGACGTTCCTGCTCAGTAAACCCACCCCAGATGCCCTGGAGATCCTCGTTTTTCAAGGCATATTCTAGACAGCGTAGCTTGTATGGGCACTCACGGCAGGTGATTTTAGCTTCTCGCTCCATCGGATATGCCAACCTATTTGGCATCATATTTCCGTCAGGCCTGTCTTCCGGGAAGAAAGCATCGGGATCACTCTCAGCGCAGGGGGCCGTCCCAAACTCTTCAAAATCAGGATAGTCTGCTGGAAGAATGGAGTCTAAGAACATATATAGTTACCCTCGTTTTGCGCTGAATCCGGTCCCTTTAAAGGTGATCGGAGGTGTTCCAAATACGCGTATGAGTCTACCTGAACACCCCTCCTCAGCGCAAGTCGAGCGAGTGGCTTCTTCAGTCATTCCGCGAATTTCTTTGTACGTGTGTTCGCTATTTTCGGAACACTTGTATTCATATGTTGGCATGGTTATATCTTACAAAAGAAAAACCACCCCGAAGGGTGGTCTTCTTTAGTTGTCTTTACCGCAAGGGCAAGATCCGCCGCATTTGCAGTCGTCCATGATTCCTCCTTAGAAGTCCCAGTCGTCGTCAGTGGTTGACTCGTGCTTACCCATAACGTAGCTAGATCCTGACCCGGAGAAGAAGTCATGGTTCTCGTCTGCATTTGGCGAAAGAGCTGCAAGAATTGCTGGGTTAACGTCAGTCAGTTCTTTAGGGAACAACGGGTCGAAACCAAGGTTCATCAGAGCCTTGTTCGCGTTGTAGTGCAAGAACTTCTTGACGTCTTCGGTTAGACCCTTTTCATCGTAAAGGTCTGCGGTGTACTTGATCTCGTTGTCATAAAGTTCCATCAGCAAGTCATACGCATATGTCTTAAGTTCTTCTTGACGCTCAGGAGTGGACTCGTTGTAGGCAAGTTGGAACTTGTAGCCGATGTAGTAACCGTGAACAGCCTCGTCGCGAATGATCAAGCGAATCAGGTCAGCAGTGTTGGTGAGCTTGGCGCGTGATGACCAGTACATAGGTAGGTAGAAGCCTGAGTAGAACAAGAATGACTCAAGAAGTGTTGAGGCAACCTTGCGCTTCAATGGGTCCTCACCGTTGTAATAGCTGAGGATGATTTCAGCCTTCTTCTGAAGGTAAGGGTTCTCTTCTGACCAGCGAAATACCTCGTCGATATCCGCAGTCGAGCAAAGAGTCGAGAACACGCTCGAGTAGCTCTTCGCGTGAACAGACTCCATGAACGCGATATTCGTGATCACTGCCTCTTCGTGCTGGGTACGAGCATCAGGAAGGATGCTCATAGAGCCAACAGTGCCCTGGATGGTGTCCAACATGGTCAACCCAGTAAACACCCTCATAGTGAGAAGCTTTTCTTCTGGAGTCAGCGTTCCCCATGACTGAATGTCATTCGAGATAGCAACCTTCTCTGGTAGCCAGAAATTAGCGGTCAGTCGGTTCCAGACTTCTAAATCAATAGGGTCTTCGACCTTGTTCCAGTTAACAGGACGTGAAATCATTTTTTGCCTTTCTTAAAGCATGCAGCTTACACATTGTTCCACATCAGTTCCGTCTAGCGCAAGCTGACGAATACGGATGTAGTAAATAGTCTTGATGCCCTTCTTCCATGCGTAAATCTGCGCACGGTTGACATCGCGAGTAGTTGCGGTGTCTTTGAAGAACAATGTCAGAGATAGACCCTGGTCTACGTGCTGGGTTGCAGCAGCATAGGTGTCGATGATCTTCTCTGGGCCAATCTCGTAAGCATCGTCAAAATACTCGAGGTTGTCATCAGCCAAGAATGGGGCTGGGTAGTAAACGCGACCTAGCTTGCCTTCCTTGCGAGTTTCAATCTTTGAAGCAATCGGGTGGATTGACGACGTTGAGTTGTTGATGTAGCTAATTGATCCGGTTGGCGGAACAGCCTGAAGGTTCTGGTTGTAAATACCGTAAGTCTGTACAGACTTCTTCAACTTCTTCCAGTCATCCTGAGTAGGAATCTCGATATCAGCGTCTGCAAAAATCTTTGCAACCTTGTCAGTAGCAGGCTTCCACTCCTGAGTTAGGTACTTCTCGAAGAACTCACCGCTAGAGTACTTTGATTCATAGAATCCGTGGAACACTTCGTTACGCTCTTTGGCGATTTTGTTAGATGCCTTCAGTGCGTGGAACAAAACGGTGTAGAAGTAAATGTTGGTGAAGTCGATACCTTCTTCTGAACCGTAGTGAATCTTCTCGCGTCCAAGGTAACCGTGCAGGTTCATCTGTCCCAAGCCAATTGCGTGGGCACGCTTATTGCCCTCAGCAATAGAAGGCACCGAATCGATGTAGCTTAGATCAGAAACTGCAGTAAGAGCGCGAATCGAAGTTTCGATGGTCTGAGCGAACTTACCGCCGTCCATTACCTTGGCAATGTTCAGTGAGCCCAAGTTACAGCTAATATCGCTACCAATGACGTTGTAGCCAAGGTCTGCTTTATAAGTAGACGGGGTGTTGACCTGAAGAATCTCTGAGCAGAGGTTCGACATGTTGATGCGACCAGCTACAGGGTTAGAGTTGTTTACGGTGTCTTCGTACATGATGTACGGATAGCCCGACTCAAACTGAAGTTCCGCGATGCGCTCAAACAAAACACGAGCCTTGATCTTAGTCTTCTTGATTTCGGCATTGTCAACCATCTCTTGGTACTTCTCAGTAACCGAGATGTCACCAAATGGAACCCCATACACACGCTCTACGTCGTATGGAGAGAAGAGATACATGTCTTCGCCATTTTTAGCAAGCTCAAGGGTTACGTCTGGAATCACAACACCGATAGACAAGGTCTTGATGCGAATCTTCTCGTCGGCGTTCTCACGCTTGGTGTCCAAGAACTTAAGAATGTCTGGGTGGTGGGCATTCAAATAGACCGCACCAGCACCCTGACGAGCACCTAGCTGGTTGGCGTAGGAGAAGCTGTCTTCCAAAAGCTTCATCACTGGGATGACGCCAGATGACTGGCCTTCGATCTTCTTGATTGGTGCACCTGATTCACGCAAGTTGCTGAGGTTCAGAGCCACACCGCCACCGCGCTTTGAAAGCTGCAGCGCTGAGTTGATGCCACGAGAGATTGATTCCATGTTGTCTTCGATACGAAGAAGGAAGCAAGAGACAAACTCACCACGCTGCTTCTTACCAGCGTTCAAGAATGTCGGGGTTGCTGGCTGAAAACGACCAGTAATGATCTCTTCAACTAGCTTCATGGCCATCTCTTTATCACCACGGGCCAACGCTAGAGCGTTCATCACAACGCGATCTTCAAAGCGCTCTAGGTAGCGAGTGCCATCGAAGGTCTTCAATGCATATGAGCTGAAGAACTTATAGGCCCCCATGAAGGCCTCGAAGCGGTACTTGAAAGAGTATGCATACTTAAAGACATCCTTCACGTACTCTGGGTCGTACTGGTCTAGAACTTCCTTCTCGTAGTACTCGTGCTCAACCAAGTAGTCTAACTTTTCCTCCAGGCTGTGGAAGAACACGGTGTTCTGGTTTACGTGATCTAGGAAGTAGGCGCGAGCGGCTTCTTTGTCCCTGTGAAGCTGTAGTTTGCCATCAGCATCCCACAGATTGATCATTGCATTTAGTTCGTGGTAGCTATATTTGTTATCCACAGCTGGCTCAGCCTCTCTTTTACTTGAATAATATCTTCGGGCGTGCCAGTTATTTCTACTCGATACAGTAACGGCGCACCAGTTTTTACTGCAACGATCTCCGCAGCTTTGCAATAGTGAACACCAAAGTTAGTGTTCCCAGTTCCAATGACACCGCGGAGCAAGTCTCTATTTTGCTCAATGTTTAAAAATTTCACAACTGACTTAGGCACAGTCCTACCCTCGGCTCCACCGCCATAGGACGGTACAACTAAGACAAACTCTTTTTCAACAACCAAGGGAGACTCGTCATCCCACTTGATTGGGATCCTTGTAGCAGAAGAATCTAGCTTCTCTACAAACCGCTTGGTGTTTTCAGACACGTTAGAAAAGTAAACGATGTCAAACACACCGACCACCCTTCTATACGGTAAGGGCGTTTAGCTTATCAGGGCGGAAGCCTGACCAGTGGTCGTCGCCAGCAATAACAACCGGAGCGGCCTGGTAACCGAGATCGCGCACACGTGACATGGCAACTTCATCTTGGCTTAGATCTACAACCTCAAACGGCACATCGTTCTTTGTCAAAAACTTTTTTGTGCTTTCACACTGGACGCATGAAGGGAGAGTGTAGACAGTTACCATTTTGGACCTTCCAAGGGATTAGATAAGCCAAATCCTGACGTCTAACCTTAAAATTAGACCCGAGAACCGGGGTTTCGTCAGGAGCTGGAATACCAGTATAAGACAATTTCTTTGGACTGATTTTAGTCCGCTGAATAGAATAACGCGTCCATGATCTCAACGCAAATCGGGCACTTACGAAGTTTTTCTGGATCGCGAGAAGGTACAAAAATTTTTCCACAGATGGCTTGAATCGGGGTTCCTAAGACATATCCTTCGGTCACTGACACCGACTCAGCGTAGTGCGCTAGCTTTTCGTTGCCGTCTTCATCAAGTTCCATAGTTGAGTCAGTCAGCTCTAACATGTCAACGCTCACGATCAGACTTCTTTCAACATAGATAAGACTTTACTTAATTTAATTTTGCCTAAGTAAGACGAGACATCTTTGTATCCATAGGAGACAATAACATCTTCGCCACTAACCACTAGTCCAGCTGCAAACTCGATACGAGCATCGGACAATTTAAATGTATCAGATAGCTCGCACAATTTACCATTTAGATCGTACTTTGCAAACCTATGCACATAGTGTCGAACCTTGACGTTTTTATACCCAAAGTAGCGAGGTATGTACATGTATACAAGTTTGATTATTGCTTCATGAATTATTGCCAAGTACCCGTCTTCTACAGGCCAAAGCTGACTACCGCCCCTAACGTGCCTAACTGACTCAGAAGCTTCTCGAACCTTGACCGGACCAACGCCATCTTTATAGACGGCAATAGGGTTATAGATGTAGTCAAACTTGTCTGACTTGACCGTAGGAGCCATCCAGTTCTTCTCTACGTCATAAAGATGACCATCTTCATATATCTTGACAAGTTTTGCTTTTAGGCCGTCCAGCCTGAATCTAGCGATTCTTGGCAAGGGTACAGAAGGCTCCTTGAGTCCGGCAGTTATCTCCCAAGCGCCATCCGCCCAGTACAGTCGTCCGTCTTCCGCTCCCCTAGTAAATACAAGTCCGGCCTCTGAAAAATCAAGCTTTTCTAGCGAGGTTATTTGCCAGTTAGAGTCCAAAGATCCCAGCCACATGTTGCTTTTTACAGTAGCACCATCAGTCATTTTGGCATCGGTGGTTTTTGGATCTAAGAAATAATTACTTGATCTAATTAAAACCTTGTAACCCTCTTTTGGAGAATAAGCGATAGATGGGTTGAAGGCAGACCAGCGGTGGTCCTGAGGGTCAGGGAGCCTTAGGATGCGCCAAGTTTCTCCCCCTAAGTCTTCAAAACGCATTTGCTCCATTTGACAATTATAGATTGGTTTCTAAATCAAGTAAAAACCACAAGATGTAGTGGTTTTTTATTTAAAAAATACTAAATGTATGAGAAATCTCAACATCTTACCACAAACCAAATGAGGTACAATAATAGTGTCTTCTATTTAGCCGAAAGCCTACCATGAGCACCCCCGCTGGACTTTACAACATAGTAGCCAATCAAGGCTCTACGTTTTCTCGCACCATCGTGTGGAGGGATCCAGCAAAGAAGCCAATACTCATGGGAGGCTACAAGGCTAGGATGCAAGTCAGAAAAACGGCCGATAGTTCCACTGTAGTTCTAGAGCTCACCACCGAAAACGGGGGGATTTCACTGCATGCGACTAATGGTCAAATAACTCTTCTGGTTTCGGACGAAGTTATGACTACGATTCCAGAAGACAAGTATGTATATGACTTAGAACTAATAGCTCCTTCTAACACTCTATACATATACAAATTAATACAAGGCAATTTTGTAGTTAGGTCGGAGGTGACTAGATAGTGGCTGGAGACGTTCCAAGCAGTATCACTACTGGACGCTATGTTAGGCAGATAGTTGTCACCGCCCCCGGCCCACAGGGACCGGCAGGTGCTGACGGTGTTCAAGCTGAAAACATAGTTGATCTAGTGTCTTACCGCCACCTTCAAAACGCACCTCTTAGTACATGGACTATAAATCACAATCTTAACTTCTACCCTAACGTCACAGTATTCAATAGTGCTGGCGATCAGGTAGAGGGGAACGTAACACATACCAACGAAACAACCCTAACAATAACCTTCTCCAGCGCACTTGCTGGGACGGCTCATCTCTCATAAGAAAGAAAAAAAATGGCTAAGCAGTTCCTCACGGGGCTCAATCTTAATAAGAATGAGCTTCTCAATGCAAGAATTCAAAACCTATCCACCCCACCATCAAGCCCAGTATCTGGTCAGATCTACTACGACACTGACACTAACCAGCTAACCGTTTGGAATGGTACAGACTGGCTTGCGCTAGCTGCTGGCGGTAACGTTACCGAAGCGATCAACAATGCAATTGATGCATTGGATACTGATGACATCGAAGAGGGCGTAAGTAATCTTTATTTCACCAACCAGCGTGCACTAGATGCAACTGCATCAGCGTATGACGCTGCAGGTGCCGCATCGACTGCCCAGGCGAACGCAGAATCCTACGCTGACAGCCTTGCTACTAACTACGATGCGGCTGGCGCGGCTTCAACAGCCGAAACTAACGCAAATAGCTACACCGACACAGCTATCAACGGGCTAGATACCGACGACATCGAAGAAGGTGTAACTAACCTTTACTACACCGAGTCACGTGCAAAGACCGATGCTGCCGAGCTTCTAACTGGCGCAACTCTAACCAACATAACCATTACAGGTAACGGCGCTGGTCTAACAATCACAGCTGAGAATGGCGTTGCTGACTCGACTACGGATGATCTAACTGAAGGTACTACTAACAAGTACTACGCAGACAGCCTAGTAGATAGCCACCTATCAGGCGGCGACGGTATCACTTACTCGACTGGAACAATCTCGGCTGACCTTGCTACTAGCGGCGGTCTTGAAATTGCTACCGGCCAAATTCAGATTGACCGCACCACAGTTGACACTTGGTATGACGCTGCAGGTGCAGCATCTACAGTTGCTGGTGACCTAACCACACACATTTCAGACACCTCAACACACGGTGTGACTGGTGACATTGTTGGCACCTCAGATATTCAGACACTCAGCAACAAGACTATCGATGGAGCCCTCGAGTTCGGTGTCAACGGCTCTCAGGTGGCAGATACTGCTGGTGCTCTTGTACTAGAGGCATCTGGTGATTTGTCACTCGAATCAAACAGCGGTGACATCATCCTTAACGCTGATGGTAGTGTTTACAAGGGATCAGCCACCTCTACCAATGAGATTGTCACTCAAGGCAAGCTTGACCAGTACATTGGTGACGCCACTGTAAATGGTTCAACTGGCAACACCATTACTGATCGAATCGCTACTGCAGTTTCAGATCTAGTAGACGGTGCTCCAGCACTACTAGACACTCTTAACGAGCTCGCTGCTGCGATTAACGATGACGCTAGCTTCGCTACAACCATCACCACCTCAATTGGCGAAAAGGTAGCTAAGTCTGGCGACACCATGACCGGTGCCCTAACTCTACACGCCGACCCATCTAGCAACCTACACGCAGCTACCAAGCAATACGTAGATACCGAGATCGCGGATGCAATTACCGCTGCAGCACCTACAACTAAGTACGCTGTAAACAACTCAGCCCTAACCGCAACCTCAGGTTCAGTAACTTGGACCGTGACTCACGGTCTGGGAACTCGCGACGTAACTGTACAGGTCTTTGATGCAGTAAGTTACGACCAAGTCGAGGTAGATGTAGTTCGCACCAGCACCTCAGTAGTTACTCTTTCATGGGTTTCTGGGGATGTTAGTGCTGATTCATACCGCGTTGTTGTTGTAGGCTAGTTTCACAATCTACCGAGGATAGAACTTGTCTAGAAGGTTTTTAACACCAGTTGGTCTACCGTCGGGAGCAACCCTCCCGTCGGTAGGCTCTGCTGGCGATCTCTTTTACAAACTAGACGAGCAAGCGATCTATGTACACAACGGTAGCTCGTGGGTAGCATCCCAGGGGAGTGGCGCGTCGGCACTATCCGAGCTAACAGACGCGACACTAACTGACCCAATCAATGGGCAGACACTTATATATGACGGTAGCACTAGCAAATGGGTTAACGTCAATTTTATTGACATGCTGGCCAACTTTGGGCTAATCACAGGGGACGGCGGATCATACAATACAACCGATTTTACTGGTACAATAGATGGTGGACTTCACAACACCACGCTATTTGTGTCGGTATATGACGGTGGAAACGAAAGTAGCTTCTAATGGCAGTTAAAATTCAAATACGTCGCGGTACAGCGGCTAACTGGACCTCTACTAACCCTACTCTTTCCGTAGGCGAGCTCGCATTTGAGACCGATACTGGCAAGGTTAAAGTAGGTAATGGTTCAACAGCGTGGACGTCACTTCCATATGTCGGTGCAGTGACCGGAGTTTCTGATACCGAGATCGGCTATCTAGACGGTGTTACCTCTGCTATTCAAACTCAGCTAGATGCAAAGGCCTCCTCTAGCGATCTTTCAACCCATGCCTCAGACACCACCAACGTTCACGGAATCGCTGACACATCTGCTCTCGAGACCCAGACTGGCGCTCAGTCGAAGGTGGATGCTTTAGAAATCGAAGTAAAAGATTACACAGACACCTCTGTATATAACCACAACGCAGACACTACAAGCGTTCATGGAATCGCAGATACGAGCGAATTAGAAACTCAGACTGGTGCTCAGTCAAAGGCAGACTCAGCAGAATCAGCTGCTAATTCATACACTGACACTGCAATTGCTAACCTGATTGACTCTTCTCCAACGACACTAAACACGTTGAACGAGCTGGCTGCTGCACTAGGTGATGACCCGAACTTTGCTTCGACCATCACGACTTCTATTGGCACTAAAGCCACTCTAGAGATCAATACTTCTACTAACTGGACTAACACAAACCCAGTTGTATCGGCAAACGTATTTGCTCTAGAAAGCAATACTGGCAAGTTTAAGATTGGAAACGGTGTAACAGCCTGGACTTCTCTTGACTACGCAGGAACAACCTCATCTGAGATTGCATCCCTGACCTCAAGCCTAACGACTGCATATGAAACATACGCTGATAATGCAATCACCGATCACAACGTATCTACAAATATTCACGGTATCACCAATACTGAAGATTTGGCGTATCTAACTGACGTATCTTCCGCTATTACTACCCATAACTCTGACACTACTTCGGTGCACGGTATTTCTGATACAGCTAACCTAGCGTACTTAGACGGTCCTACCTTTACTGGTAACGTGTCGCTACCATCATCAACAACTATTGGAACTGTAACTGCAGCCGACATCTTGAACATCGCTGGTCTTACAGCTAACGCCACTGAACTAAATGTTCTAGATGGAGTCGTTATCTCAACTACTGAGCTAAACACCTTGAGCGGTATTACAGTTTCGAGCTCAGAGCTAAATGTTTTGGATGGTATTACAGCAACGACAGCGGAGCTAAACACCCTTGATGGGATTACGGCTTCGGCCGCAGAGCTTAACGTATTGGACGGAATTACCTCCACTACAGCAGAGCTAAACATCCTAAATGGCGTTACAGCTACAGCTGCAGAGATTAACACTCTAGACGGAATTACCGCGACCACCTCAGAGCTAAATACTTTGAACGGCATCACGGCGTCTACTTCAGAGCTCAACACTCTAAGCGGTATCACAGCCTCCACTTCTGAGCTAAACACTCTAGACGGAATTACTGCCACTACTACAGAACTAAACTATGTAGATGGCGTAACTAGCGCAATCCAGACTCAGCTGAACGACAAAGCTCCAACTGAAAGCCCTACTTTCACCGGCACTGTTTCTGGAATTACTAAGGGCATGGTTGGCCTTGGAAACGTAGACAACACCGCCGATGCGGACAAGCCAATTTCCACCGATACTCAGAGTGCTTTGGATCTAAAGGCACCGACTGCAGATGCAACATTCAGTGGAACAATTTCACTTCCATCGACTACCTCAATTGGCGATGTTTCTTCAACGGAGATTGGTTACGTAAACGGCGTGACTAGTGCCATTCAGACTCAGCTAGATGCAAAGGCTGGGCTTTCTGGGGCAACTTTCACTGGGTCAGTAGAGATTCCAGGTCTAACCATTACTGGAAACCTAGTAGTTCAAGGAACTACTACAACCGTTAGTGCAGCTGACCTAAAGCTACGCGACAACATGATCTACCTCAACCAAGCGGGCATGAGCACCATCACCAATGCTGTTGGTAGCGGTACCGAAGTTGTATATACAACTCAAGCTGCCCACGGTTACGAGGCCGGAGACTATGTAACTGTAACAGGCGTGACTCCATCTTCATTCAACATTTCTGGTGACGGCCTAGAGATTACGGCTGTAACCAGTACTACCTTCACAGTAACTAGCACCGTAACCGATACCTACACTAGCGGTGGAACCGCGCGAGGCAAGGTCCACTTCAACCCTGACCTAGGTTGGGCTGCTGGTCGTTACGACACAGTAAATGGTGCTGGATATGCTCACGCTGGTATGTTTAGGGATGCTAGTGATGGAGTATTTAAGATTTTCGACGGCTACACACCAGAGCCAGACGAATCAGTCTTTATCAACACTGCCCACTCTAGCTTCGCTCTAGCTTCGATCGCGGTTGACTCGCTCACCGCTGAATCGGCAACTATTGGAGATGTGTCAAACACAGAACTTCAGTACTTGAATGGTGTTACTTCAGCAATTCAGACTCAGATTGACGCCAAGGCCCCGACTGCAGATCCTACATTCACAGGAACTGTCACCGTAGGAGCATCTGGAGTTGCATTCACTGACGGAGCTCAGACTAAGCAAGGTGTTCCATCTATCACGACCATCTCAGCTAAGACTGACTCATATACTCTGTCTAATCTCAATGAGCGTGATACCATCATAGAGATCAGCAAGACCTCGGCAACCACACTAACAATTCCTGCAGACTCGACCGTGGACTATCCAGTTGGAACCACTCTGGACATTATTCAGACCAATACAGGTCAAGTCACAATTGAGGGCGCGGTCGGAGTTACTGTAAACGCTACCCCGGGTCTAAAGCTAAGGACCCGCTGGTCATCTGCTACACTATTAAAGCGTGCCTCTAACACATGGCTGGTATACGGCGACTTGACCGCCTAATAGGAGAGAATTAAATGAGCAAGAGAGCTGGTAGAAAGTCTCAGGCGTCTAACGACTTTTTGGAGCCAAAAGCCCCAATAAATGTTTCGGGTAGTAACGTCGGAACTAACCGCGCCTTCAATGACGGTGCGGCTAGCGTTTCTTTCGAGCTCCCAGCCGACTCTCCTTCTGCGACTTCATTTACTGTAATTGCATATAAAAGCGGAATAGAAGACACCACTGCCACAAACCTAACCGGCGGATCTTCTCCGATTGTTGTTGGTGGCCTAGATTCAGCTGCTTCATACACCTTTAAAGTTTCAGCAACAAATGCTGCTGGAACTTCTGCACTTTCAACCGAATCTGGCTCTGTAACTATCACTACAGTTCCTGCCACTCCAAATGCACCAACAGTTCAGAACTTTTCTGGCGATCAGACAGACTATGTTTCTTGGTCAGCACCAGCTACTGGCGGTGCAACCCTCAGCACATACTACTGGGAGAGCACCGACTCCAAGTCAGGCAACACAACAGGAACATCTGCAAACGTAGCTCAAGAGGCAGATACCTCACAGCAGTATAGAGTTCGCGTAACCAACGCAAACGGAACTTCTGCGTGGTCTGACTACTCCACTAGCAATACAACCCCGCCGTTCTTCCCGCCATATTTCCCATTCTTTCCGCCATTCTTCCCTTACTTCCCGTTCTTCCCGTTCTTCCCGTTCTTCCCACCATATTTCCCTTACTTCCCATTCTTCCCGTTCTTCCCTTACTTCCCGTTCTTCCCGTTCTTCCCGTTCTTCCCACCATCATTCCCATTCTTCCCACCGAGGTTCATGCGAATCCTCTAAAGTAGAGGGATAGGGTAGTAGCAAAGTGCCACTTTATGCAGACAACAGTCCAAACATAAAGTGGCCTTTGCCTACCCCGTATAAACCATTTAAGAAGAGCAACCTGCTCTCTGAGAAAAGCTTCAATGCCATAAAAGAAGTACTTATGGCTCAAGAGTGGGGACCAGGCTCTTCAGCTAAGTACCACACAATCTCAGGGAGATGGACTTGTAACCCCGAGATCCCTCATTTTGTGGGAGAAGAGTTGCTGGCTTTGGCAAGGGAGAGCTGGGGAGAGCCTGATCTAAAACAAAACTTTATCTTTGCAGCTAGATATCAAAAACAAGAAGACATAGTCCCATATCTTTGGAGACATCTAGATGACACTTCTAGCCAGTATTTGATGGATCTATGCGTTGTAAAGCACGGAATCTCGGACTGGGGAGTAGAAATAGAAGGCCACGTATACTCCGAAGAAGAAAATTCAGCTGTCTTTTTTAATGGCCAACAGCATATACACGGTAGGCCACCATATCCATCAACTAATGACGAAGATTATATGATCGTCTTTTTTGCCATATATTCTAAGCCTGAAGATTGGTCCTACAACCTAGACAGCAATACAGTTGACAAAGACTCTTTTAGGAAATTAGCAAAAGAGTATACGCATGATGCCGAGATACGGTTCTACGAAGCCACCGGAAAGCCTATCTCATTTGAGGGGCTACCCCCTAAAAACAAAGAGTGTATAGGGTGCCCAGAGTGCTACTGCCCGCCAGCAGACTTCCCAAAAAATCTTGAAGGATATGTCCCGATAATCTAGCATTTTTACATATTCGTATGTATACTAAATGCATGAATGATTGGTTTACTAAAGACAGGTCAGAGACCTCAGCGCATCGTATGCCTGATCGACAGGCTACCACTAATCCAGCTATTACCGTAGCAAATCCAGCCCTAGGCGTAAACGTCTATAGTGGTGCAATTACCAAAGAACAAGGTAAGCACTACATTGACACCCTAGAAAAAAATTTAGATGGCACTGGCAGGTATCGTTGGCAAGGAGCAAAGGTTACTTCTTCTGCTGACGTAGACGTCAATGCGAGAAATGCACAAGACTTTAAAATCAACTCCACTGGCCTAGGTCCTCGTAACGAGCACAATGCCGAACTCTACGATGTACACGAAGCCGTGTTCCAAGCAGTTCGCCAGTGTGTGGATGACTACGGCCGCTACTGGGGAGTGGGGATCTGCTCATACGAGGCTTTTAACTTTGTAAAGTATGAAGGATCAGGAACTCACTTTAAGGTTCACGCTGATCATGGCCCAACCTACGTGTGCACTGTCTCAGTAGTTGTATATCTAAACGACGACTATGAGGGCGGAGAGATTTGGTTCCCTCGAATGAACGGCCTATCTATTAAGCCAAAGGCCGGAGACGTAGTTGTTTTCCCATCAACCTACATCTATGAGCACGCCTCCCAAGACATGATCTCTGGAACAAAATATGCCGTTGTAATTATGACTGACTACAACGATCGCGGAGACGTGAACCACAAGGTATCCCCAATTATTCAAGAATACAAGTTGAAGTATTAGGACAATCATGCAGAACAATCATGTAGGAAAGCCAACAGAAAAGATGATGCAAGACATCAACGATCACAATGTTCGTCTTACTAAGTGGTATGAAATTGAAGAAAAGACTTGGACTACCGCGGAAGAAGTCGTCCCCATGTCTGGCATCTGGGTTTACAGAAACGTAATTCCAACCGAGCTACAGGTGATTCAGCGGTTAGAAGACGTACTTCTTGACCCAAGCAACCAATACCACTACGAGGAAGCTCTAGTTGGTTATGGCGTAAAAATGCCAGAGTACCGCGACTGCGTTGACTTTAAGTACAAGAAAACAGACATTCAGCACGACCCTTCCGAAGCTGCTCAGAAGCTGGTAGCCCTTTGGGAAGAGACCCATCACCGACAGCTCCAAGCGGTAAAGCACTACACCAAGATGTACAACATCGGAGAACTGCGCTACTGGGAGGCAACTAACTTTATTAAGTACGGTCCAGGGCAGCACTTCCAAGAGCACCATGATCACGGGTTCTCCTACAACTGCGTCACGTCATTAGTGGCCTTCCCTAACGATGACTACGAAGGTGGAGAGCTGTACTTTAGGTTGCAGAATGTTAAAGTGAAGCCCACTGCAGGAGACCTATACATCTTCCCGTCTAATTACATGTACCCTCATCGAGCAATGCCGGTTCTATCTGGAACTAAGCACTCGATGGTTACCATGCTTGATTATTCAGAAAAGTTCCACCGCCCCCAGTTCATCGTCGAGACAGGCGACTAATGAAAACTATCCGAGTACAAAGGTTACACGAAAAAGCTGCGACCATCGAGCAGCTACGTGCTACCCGAGACTGGATGGACAATACTTCAGGGAAGCACGCGTATATGTGCTTTCCTATGACACTGACTAATGGTCTCGGCTGGGGTATTTCCTTTAATAAAGATGTCCGAGCGATCTGGGATGGCGTAGAAAACTCTGAAGAACACCACGTCAAAATTCTAGAGGGCGAAGAGTTTGTCTACACTGGTAGGGCTCACGGTACGCTTAGTTTTAAGACTGGGCTAGTTTTTTCAACTGACGTCGACGTATCAATGCTGACAATGCCAGTGCCGAACCAATTTATTAGAGGGACTCAGACATTTACCACTATCCTAAGCACCTCTTTTTATAAGGGCGAGCTGCCACTTGCTATAAAAATTACAGAGCCAAACAAAGAAATCTTTATCCCCGCTGGCACTCCCGTAGCAGCTGTGATCCCCATATCAATTGGCGATCTGCAGTCGAGCTATCAGATGGAGATAACAGAGGGCAGTCTTCCAAACGAATACTGGGAAGAGCTGAGAAAGTATGGCGAAGCTGCCGAAGCAAAAAACTCTAAAGGCGATTGGTCAAAGATGTATCGTGATGCAGTCAACTATGACGGCTCCTCTATGGGGCAACATGAATCTAAGAACATCAAACTTAAAACCATTAAATGCCCAGTGACAGGAATGACAATTGAAACAACTGATTAAATTCATCAAAAATCGCCCATGGCTAACGGAAGACAGTCCGTCAACCCCAAAGCCGACCATCAAGACAATTCCTGAATGGTATCGCAAAGCTGATCGTTTTGCTCTCAAGCCAGATGGCGAACACTGGAAAGATCCTTATGTCGGAGGAAAAATTCCAACGTGGAAGGCTTGCCCTGCTGTTTTTGACATCATGGGCACCGGATATGTCTACCGCACCCCTTGTGACATCGAGTTCTATGAAGACAATGGCGTAATTAAAGCCAAAGTATTAGATCCTCAAAATAAAGATTTCATTCAAAACAGGCCGCCGATGCCTCAGTTCAAAGCCCCGATGGGGTATCATGAAGTTCATTTTGCATGGTGGTCGGACTGGGCAGTGCAGGTACCAGACGGGTATAGCGTCTTATACACTCAACCATTTAACCGCTTTGAGCTACCATTTTTAACAACAAGCGGGATCATTGACAACGACAAAGTCAATCTTCCAGGGACTATGCCATTTTTTATTGTTAAAGGTTGGACTGGAGTTCTGCCAGCAGGTACTCCTTACGCTCAGATGTTGCCCTTCAAGCGCGAGGACTGGGAATCGGAAGTTGATGCTAAGGTCCCATACATGAAAATGGCCATGGACAACAACGCTAATAGCAAGAAGTATCGTGTTCCAGACGGGGGAGTCTACCAGAAGGAAGTTTGGACTCGAAGAGTTTATGAATGATAGGATAGATGCATGGAACCTTTAGAAGACTACTCAAACTCTAGGCTAGAAAACAGAATGTCCATAACACCTTCTGGATTCTTTGGAAACAGCCCTTCCAACATTCAGGCCAGAGAAGATTTTATGACGCCCGAGGAGCTACAGACTCTCAATGCGTTTATCCGATCAAACACCTCATGGGATGTCACAGAAACCCACTATAACGAAGAGGGCACTGTCATTTATGACTCGGAGTATTGGAAAGATCGAGTAGCTACCTATGACACTATTCGTGCCGTAGACCCTAAGATTCCAGAAGTTATCAACGGAATGGTTGAACGACTAAAGAGAGAAGTAGACGCGTTCTTTAAAGTAGATGCGGTTCCTACATCTCCAGCACTAGTTCGTTGGTTGCCAGGCCAGCTACAGATGCCTCACGCAGATAAAGAGTTGCACGAGGGAGAAGATCGCGGAAAGCCAAACGACTTCCCGTACTACGACATTGCTGGTCTTTTCTACATCAATGATGACTATGAAGGCGGGGAGTTGTACTTTCCTAATCAGGGAATCCAATTCAAGCCAAAGGCTGGAGCTGCCTACTTCTTCCCAGGCGATATGGAGTATATTCACGGCGTAACTCAGATTACGTCTGGAATCCGTTACACAGTGCCATTCTTCTGGACTATTCTTTCTCATGAAAGCCAGTGCGGTATCTAATGGAAGTTCTGGAACTCTACCCAAATGTGATTGTGTATCGAGGTCTCTATGAAAACCCAGAAGAGATCATCGAGTTCCACAAGAACAATAGTGAGTGGCGTCAGTGGTTCACTTTCGGAGATTTGACCACTGTTAAGGTCAGGAATCACACATTTTCGTCATTTCCAAATGAAGAAGAGTGGTCTCAGGCCTTACTAGCTGGTGATAAGGATCTAACTGATCCTGCTTTAAAAATTCTTCAAGCGTTTTATGAAGCTACCAAGCATTATTATGATACTTACTTCACTGACAGCATTCCCAACTGGAAATTCACCGCCCCTGCTATCTGTATGTACAAAACAGATGGCGGAGCAGACACTAACGTGGGCATGTTCTATCACACAGACTTTCAACAGGAGCGCGCAGACGCTCCCGGAGACAAGCCAGTTATGACATGCACCATGTATCTAAATGGAGACTATGAGGGCGGAGAGATCTGTTTTAAGGTCCTCAACGAAGAAGGGACAGACGTAGAGTTCTTCATGCACAAGCCTCAGGCGGGAGACGTTCTAGTGTTCCCTTCTCGAGCTCCTTACTACCATGGCGTTAATAAAACTACCGCTGGTCAGAAGTACTTCGTACGATCTTTCTGGCAATATGAATTCGAAGGCACTCAGGAGTGGCGCGATGGTCAAGCAAAATATGGCCACGAAGTCTGGGCCGAAATGGAAAAAGAACGCGAACGCGTAGAGCGAAACTCTGGACGCTATAACCTGAAAGGTATTGACCACTAATGTCTCTATATCTTGAAACTATTGATAAAGACACTTTTATCATCTACAAAGACGAGCCTACTGTTAAAGGCGAGCTCGGTATTCCGCAGAACAGAATCATAGAGATTCCTAATTTTGTGACGCCAGACGCAGCTAAGAGCATCATTGATTACATTGAGTCATACTCTTCCCAGTGGGGCGACATCGCTTTCTATGGCTCTTCTGGAATGGGAATCCACCCAGACGATCCTAAACTGGCAGAGTACTCTCTACCACCACGATTCTTCGAGTTACTTCGACAGAAGTTTCAAGAAGCTATTGAACTAGTCTTTGATCGCGAAGTAGTGGCAAATACTTCCCACGCTCAGAAATGGGATGTAGGCGGATTCGCGGCCCCGCACTCGGACAACTCCGACTTTGATGGTCACCCTAATGCATTTGAAATTAATAAGTATGTCGGGATTCTGTACTTGAATGATGACTACGAGGGCGGGGAGTTGTATTTCCCAGAGCACGATATCGAATTTAAGCCACGCGCCTATTCATACATCTGTTTCCCAGGTGGAGTAGAGAATATTCACGGAGTTCAAGAAATTTTAAAAGGCACTCGCTACACCATGGTTTCCTTCTGGGACTTCGCTGACGCAGTCTACTCTGATGAAAAGAAGGCAGCTTGGGAAGAAGAGATTCGAGAAGTCCGTAAGGCTCAGGCGGAGCAAAAAGTAGAGTGGGAAAAGGGCAACAAGTTCGCCTAATGCAACCAGAAATTTTTGCAGACAAGATTTACTACTATAAAAATGTAGTAGACGCCCCTAGCGACCTAGTATCTTTAATCGAAACATCTGACGAAGATCTTACTGACAATGATGCCATTGAAAAATGGAGCGAGTGGGTAGCCTCGGGAGAGGGGCCAAAGTATGTTTTTGGCCAAAAGAAGTCCACAGATGAATCCAAGCTAAGTACCAGCTCCGAGGCTGCTCGGGCAGTCTATAGTACGATAAAAGATGCACTAACAAAAGTCGGACAAGACTATGCCCGTAAAAATTACATCGAGTACAAAGACCCACTGCCTCTTAGTATTTCAAAATATGCTACAGGCTCAGCTATGGGACCCCACGTGGACTACTACGGAGACCCTGCTATAGAGCCACTAATGTCTGCAGTTTTATATCTAAATGATGACGTGGAGGGTGGAGAGCTTAACTTTACAGAGTTCGGGGTGAGGATTAAGCCAGAAGCTGGTAGTGTAGTGATCTTTCCCTCAGTAGCTCCGTACTACCACGAGTCCATTCCTGTACTAGCAGGGGTAAAGTATATGGCCCCAGCATTCTGGATTAAAAAGCTAACCAACTAGGAAAACCCTAAATACGGTAAAATATAAAGGACTAGCCTTTTCTCCAGAGGATTCCCGTGTATTGCGCAACCACTAATGTTTATGATATAGTAGTAGATCAAGGTGCTACCTTGCATCGATCTATAGCGCTTAAAAGTTCTGCAAAAAATGTAGTTCCTTTAACTGGATACACAGCTCGCATGGATATTCGCGAGAAGACCCCCGATCTCAACACTATTCTGGAGCTAACTACTCCATCAAACGGCCTCTCTATAAATGCGTCAATAGGTTCTGTCATCATATTAATAACCCCGTCTCAGACAGCTGCTATGACTCCAGGTATCTATGTATACGATCTAGAGCTAGAAGAAACATCAACTGGAACAGTTACCAACCTCCTTCAAGGAAACCTAACTGTTCGCGCGGAGGTAACTAAATAATGCTTTCTGATAATTTCGCGTATGTAGAAATTAAAGCGGTTGGTGTTCAAGGCCCAGCGGGACCAACCGGACCGCAGGGGCCAGCGGGTGGACCTACCGGTGTTCAGGGTGATTTTGGGCCTACGGGCCCTACGGGAGCAACAGGTGACACGGGTCCGACAGGTGCAGCATCTAATGTCACGGGCCCGACTGGTGCCCAAGGCGATGTAGGTCCAACTGGTCCTCAGGGCGATCAAGGTCCAACTGGCGCTGCTTCAACAGTGACTGGCCCTACTGGTACTCAGGGTGGAGTTGGACCAACAGGTGCTACAGGTCCTCAAGGTGTCCAAGGTATTGCTGGAGCGGTCGGTGCTACGGGCCCAACTGGCTCGCAAGGTATTTCAGGCACTCAAGGTGCGATTGGTGCAACTGGTCCTCAAGGTGTTCAGGGCATAAAAGGCCCTACTGGCCCGCAAGGTGCTATAGGTGCAACAGGTCCAACAGGTGCAACTGGTGCTGATTCTAATGTCACGGGACCTACAGGAGCAACAGGACCTACAGGAGCAACAGGACCTACAGGCCCTACCGGAGCAACTGGTGCAGATTCTACAGTCACTGGTCCTACTGGGGCAACTGGTGATACTGGCGAAACAGGTCCTACAGGTCCACAAGGTATTCAGGGCGTCACTGGCCCTCAAGGAGCGACGGGCCCGACTGGTGTCCAAGGCGATCAAGGTATTCAGGGCGTCACTGGCCCTCAAGGAGCGACGGGCCCGACTGGTGCCCAAGGCGATGTAGGTCCAACTGGTCCCCAGGGTACTTCTATAAATATGATAGGAAGTGTTCCTACAGTAGGAGACCTGCCTTCCAGTGGTAACGCAGTCAACGATGCATATGTTGTAGATGCTGACGGAGACCTCTATGTCTGGGGAGGATCTTCTTGGACTAGCGTAGGTCAAATAGTAGGTCCACAGGGTGAAGTGGGTCCAACAGGTCCTCAGGGTGATCAGGGTATTCAAGGGGAGACTGGCGCAACAGGCCCTACAGGAGCAACAGGCCCTACTGGACCTGACGGATCTTACTTTGTTGGGACAATACCGCCAACCAACCCGACCGAGGGCGATGCTTGGTTCAACACGGCCACAGCTAACTTTTTTATCTACTACGACGGCTTCTGGGTGCAGGTCGCAACTACCGAGCAAGGTCCTACTGGACCTACAGGCCCTACAGGTGCAACAGGTGCTGATTCTACGGTTGCTGGTCCTACAGGTGCTCAAGGTGATGCAGGTCCTACTGGCCCTCAGGGTAGTCAAGGCGAGCAAGGTCTCACTGGTGTAACGGGAGATCAAGGTCCAACGGGTGCCACCGGAGCAACCGGAGATAGTGGTCCGACTGGCCCGCAGGGTGAAGCTGGCCCGACAGGCCCTACTGGAACTGGAATTCCGTCAGGTGGCACTACGGGACAAATTTTGATCAAAAATAGCGATGATGACTATGACTACACATGGGCTAGCGTGATTGATGGAGGGACTCCATAATGTCTGCAATTGATTTTCCAAGTAATCCTACAGTTGGACAACAAGTAACAGCAAACGGCACCACTTGGGAGTGGGACGGTACTGTTTGGTTAGTTGTCGGAACCACCCAATCCGTTGGTCCTACAGGCGAGCAAGGAGCAACTGGTCCAACAGGACCTCAGGGAGATGCCGGACCTACTGGACCTCAAGGTGATCAAGGTCAGGTAGGCCCCGCTGGAGCAGACAGTACTGTAGCGGGACCCACTGGTCCTCAGGGAGATGCCGGACCTACTGGTCCTCAAGGTGATGTAGGCCCGACTGGTCCTCAAGGTGACCAGGGTGTCCAAGGAGAACAGGGTGTTCAGGGCTCTCAGGGCGAGCAGGGTGTCCAAGGAGAACAGGGTGTTCAGGGTGTCCAGGGTGACGTTGGTGCTACAGGTCCTACGGGCGCTACGGGTGCTCAGGGTATCGATGGACCTACAGGCCCTCAGGGGATTGATGGACCTACTGGTCCTCAAGGTGATGTAGGCCCAACAGGTGCAGCTGGCGCAGATTCAAATGTCGAGGGGCCTACTGGACCTACTGGTGCTACTGGCCCTCAGGGGGAGGTAGGTGCTCAAGGTGACATTGGTCCTACAGGTGCCACTGGTGATCAAGGGGCTCAGGGTGATGTAGGCCCAACAGGCTCAACTGGTGCAACTGGTGATGTAGGTCCGACTGGAGCAACAGGACCTAGCGTTACTGGCCCGACTGGTGCTGGCTTAGTAGCTGGAGGAACAGCTGGGCAAATTCTTGCAAAAATTGACGAAGTTGATTACAACACCGAGTGGATAGATAACTACACTAGTCAAGTCAAGCACCTAGTTCAAAACAAAAGTGGAATTACTCTTCCCATTGGAACTCCAGTAAGTATCGTACTTAATGGTGGCAATAGCAGTACTAATATTGCTGTCACTAGATCTACAAACGCTACCGAAGCAGGGTCATCTAAGACACTTGGTCTTTTGGCTCAGGCACTAAATAACAATGGTCAGGGTTATGTAATATCTGAAGGACTACTCTCTGGAATTAATACATCAACCGCTAACACTGGCGATCCTATTTGGCTGGGCGTCAACGGAGCATATATTTTTGGACTGGCAAATAAGCCAGTAGCTCCTGCTCACCTAGTATTCCTTGGTGTAGTTACCCGCGGACAGCAGAATAATGGCGAGATTTTTGTCAAAGTTCAGAACGGCTATGAACTAAATGAGATTCATGACGTAACCATGGTTGGTAAGCAAGACGGCTATGTTCTTGCTTGGAATGAGGCCGACGGTCTTTATGAATTCGTAACTCCTCAGAGCGGCCCAACTGGGCCTCAAGGTGAAGTCGGTTCTACTGGTGCTACTGGCCCTCAAGGTATTGCCGGCCCTACGGGGCCAGCTGGATCAGATGGCGCAGTCGGTGATGTAGGTCCAACAGGCCCTCAAGGTGAAGTGGGTCCAACAGGCCCTCAGGGTGATCAGGGTTCTATAGGAGATACAGGACCTACTGGACCTACTGGACTTAGCGTTACTGGCCCTATTGGCCCGACTGGTGCAACGGGCTCCCAAGGAGACACAGGCCCGACAGGAGCCACTGGTCCGGCACCAGACACCTCGACATACGTCACTCTGAGCGATGCTCAAACCCTAACTAATAAAACATTGGTTAGCCAAATTTTGAGTGGTGCAGCTCTAGAAAACATATTTTTCTCGGGTGCTGCGTTAAACGCCGGCTATGACTTTCACGTAACAACAAATGGATCAGTACAGTGGGCAAACGTAAATGCAACAGCAAATGCAACTGTTGCAATAAAGTCTTCGTCTTCACAGAACTTAGATTCATTGATGGCAACCGGAAAGTCTTTGACAATAGTTTTGCTAGTCTCCAACGGAAGCACTGCATATTATCCAAATGCTTGGACCATTGACGGGACAGCGGTAACCCCTAAGTGGATTAATGGGTCAGCCCCCACTGGTGGGAACGCATCATCTATAGACATGTACACGCTAAATATTGTTAAAACAGGTTCTGCCACGTTTACAGTATTAGCCAGTCAAGCCAAGTTTGCATAGGTATTTATGCCAATACTTCAATCATTGGGAAATGCTTCCATGGGTAGCGGTGGAAGATTTTTAGAGACTCTATCTCCTCACTGGGTTTCAGTCTTCGGCGAGACGTCATCAACATACGAAGGGGTTCAAGGAATTGCCATTGATTCCTCGGGAAATAGTTACGTATGTGGATATGGATCTGGGCCAAGCAACCTAAGTTCTGGATTTTTGGCAAAAATTGACCAATACGGACGTAAAGTCTGGCAAAAATGGTACCAAGCTGGTGCAGAAACTTATTTTCAGTCAATGCAATGTAGTGGTTCCGAGCTGTTTCTTTTAGGTGCCGTTTATACAAGCGGCGTAGCTAAAAGACTACATATGAAAATAGACCTAAACGGAGACATTATATGGCAAAGACTGGTAGGGGACGGGGTGACGAGTAACAGTCTATTTCACCACAGATCTTTAGCATTAGACCCATTCGGAAATACCGTATCTGTAGCAGGATTCGGCAGCGCGCCTAGTATCTATTACATGACTACTAGGTTTAACACTACTGGAGATAATTTTAATACGTATCGTAATCTCACTCACGGCAGTAACGGCTACTTTGATAACGTAAAAATGGAAGGTTCTACTCAAAGTCTGTATTTTTATGGAGACTTTGCATCCACTGGATCATTTCCAGAAGCCTACGGATTAATTACTAAATTAAATGAAACGTATGGCCAGCTCTGGAGTATATACTACAATAACGACTCTAATCGATATAGCAGTACACTATGTATGTCTGCCGACACCACAAATGCCTACGCTGCCGGGTATCAAGGATCAGATAGCGGAGTCACTCCTTACACGGTGTTGGCAGTTCTGTCCAAAATCAACGGATCCAACGGGTCTGTCGCCTGGACTAGAGCTCTCGAGGGGGGACTATGGCGATCAGTAGTGCATTCTCCGACATCTGGAAATATCTATGCGGTAGGCAGTGATTACCCCAACTACAATACTCTAATTGCTAAGTATGACACTAATGGCAATTTACTTTGGCAACGAATTCTATCTGGTGTAAGTGCCGGATACGGCTTTGAAATAAAACTAGATTCTAGTGAAAATTTGTATATACCAGTTGGATCTATAACCATTAATGGCTCAAGTAATGCATGCGTTGGAATTGTTAAACTTCCTGGCGATGGTTCACTAACTGGGACATATGGAGACATCAATTACTCGGTTGGATCTCTAGCTTCAGCAACTCCGGCCTCATGGGCCTCTACATCTATCGGAGTAGCTACCACATCCTCGACATCAGGAAATGCTAGTACTAGCGCTTTTTCTGGTACTCTTTCTTCATACAAAAGGAACATAAAGTAAACTATGTATATGTATATTGACACGGTAAATAACAGATATCCACTTTTCCCTGGAGATGCTGCCCTCGCAGTTGAGGGGTGGCAAATAGGTGATCAACTGCCCGTCGGGTGGTTTGCTGTTGAGCCAACCAATCCTCCGACGATAACCTCAACAGAAACATATTACGAGACAAGTCCAGAGTTGAATGGTGGGACATACACTCAGACTTGGGCCATCAGAAACCTAACTTCAGAAGAAATAGAAGCTAGAGAAGCGCCATTTACTGCCCGTCAGAAGCTCAAAGATACAGTTGGACTTACCGACGTCGAGATTGAAGCTTTGATTAGAGGGCTTAGATAATGCCAGAAGAGACATGGGACCTAGCAACAAAAAGCATCACTAACCTTAGCCCAGTTTTAAATGAGGACGGATCGGTTAAACGCTGGGAGTTCTTTTTCGAGGCATCTATAGGAGATTTTACATATAAACTAAAGTCGAGTTTGGTGGCTGATGGTTCAAAAACTCCAGAAGAATACTCTGAAACAGAGATATTTGATCAGTACTCCTCTGAGGCTAAGGCCCTGAAGTCTCACTTAAAAATGAAGTACGGTCAGTACTTGTCTAAAACTTCTTAGTTTTTATTTTCTTTATTATTTAAGTACATAAGAGTTCTAGCAAAGCTACCCTTAAAGACATACTCACCGGCATGGGTAATAGTTACCCAAGGAGCTGCGTAGACCGAGTTCCCCAGCGATCGCCACATACGGCAGAACTCGTAATCTTCAGACAAAAGAACTCCGCGCTCATCGATACTTGTTTTGAAGAACTCAATATAAGGATCATCGGTGAAAGAAATCTCCCCACTCCCTTGGGAGTGTCTTGCATACTTCTGGCAAATTGGTGCCATTTCCTCAAAAACTTTTCGGGTGATGAACATCATTCCGGTTCCAACGGACTCGACTTCTAGCGGCTCGAGAATGCTAAAGTTCACTGTTCCAGGTAACATGTTAGCCGCGAAGAACCCACTATAGTACTCGATATCTGGATACCCAAGATTAGCTGCGTCTACAGTTCTTTCCCAATTCAGTGCCTTCATCGGATAAACCGCACCAATAAGATCTTTACCAGACTCAATCATCTTTATGATGTCACTAGCAGAGAACCCGTGATCACTATCGATAAATAGAAGCGCATCTGCATCAGACTTTAGGAAATTATCAACAACGGTGTTTCTAGCTCGAGTGATAAGGCTTTCATTGTAAATAAAGCTCCACTCAACTTCATAGCCTTCGGTAGCCTTCAGTTGTAAAATTAGATCTAAAAGACTCTGCACATAGGAAGTTTTGCAGTTTCCGCCATACATTGGCGTTCCGATAAAGAGTTTCATTTTATCCTTAGATTCGAGCTAGTCGTGTTGCCATACCCCAGTCTACTTCACCACTAGGAACAACACGAGGGTTCAAAGCACGATTCTCTAGAGTTGCCTTAGCTCCCTGACCAACAACTGTCATACCGCGATCCGAGAGCTTACGCTGGAACGCAATCTGTGACATAGGACGCTCACCACGCTCATCACTCCACACACGATAGACAGAGTAGAGGCTCTTAATCTGGGCAGATGCGCCTACCGACTCCTTCGTTTCTTCATCAAGGAAGATACCGATTCGGTCTTCGTTCTTACGATAGATGTCAGAAGCGTCACTAATAGCACCGCACATTCCAAGAGGATCGCGCGCAGAAGAAGTCAGGTACTTAATTGCGCCATCTACCGCCCATGATAGAACTGCTGGAAGACCACCCTCTGGGTCGGATAGGTATGCTTTTAGGTCTGGATCTGAAGTCTCTGGGATGTTTGACCATGGGATTGGACGCAGACGACGCCACATAGCATCGTCAGTAATGATCGGACGGTGGTTAGTCGTGATCCACATCTTGCCTTGGGCCTTGAATGTAAAAGGCTTCTCGCCAGGTGAACGGCCCTGAATAGTAGATGAACCAGTCAGCTGCTTAATCTGGTTTTCATTTAGGCGCTCGGACTCTGGCAACTCGTCAATCCAGATCATACGCTTACCACGAAGTTCAGCCATGTAGTACTGGTTCGAAGAGTTTTGAGCCTGACCAGACGCCATAATTTCAGATGGCAATTTTCCAGCGTACTGTTCAGAACCAAGGGCATTGACAATAGTCTCAACGAACGTGTTCTTACCAGATCCTGGAGGTCCATAGACCAAAAACAATACGTCTTGGTTGCTAAGACCCGTTAGTGTATAGCCAACTGCTTTTTGGATCCACTCTTGGAGTTCTTTATCGCCACCAGTTGCATAGTCAATAAACTGTTCCCAGCGGATGTTGCGCAACCCGGGAGTGTACGAGACCGGAGCACGCTTGGTAATGTGCAGATCAGGACGACCACGTAGAAGTTCTCCGCTACGTAGATCAACCACACCATTGAGAACACCAAGCAAGTGCGGTGAGCTGTCCCAGTTTTCTACAGGAACAGAGACTCGCTCATCTGAGTCAGCAAGTGCTGTCATGGTCGAAATCTTTGCAGCTGACTTGGCTTGCTTAGCGTGGTTTACTAATTCTGAACGCTTAGGGTCGTCTTCGTCGTAGTTAATAACTTCGCTGGCAATAACCGTAGAAATTCGTTTAGCTAGCTCTTTTAGGTGAAGTTCTTCAGCGTCTGGACACCAGTACTGACCTTCCCAATAGAACCAGCCAAGTCCAGGGGTGTAGCGGATTGCAGATCCATATGTATCAATAAGCCTACGGCTGTTACCAACATCAGTAAGAGTTCGATAGCCCGGACGTCCACCATCTTCGGCGCTAATTGCGTCAACATCTTTAGGTAGGGGAGTGTTTCCCTTGTTTGTAGCATCTGCTACAGAAACACCACTCTCAATTAGGTCAGTAACAATGTCCCCAACAAACTTAGGTGGCATAGAAGCAACAGGCATAGCAGAGTTGTCAGAGCCAGATAGAACTAGAGACTGAGAGGTTTCCTCCTGAGACCTCTTAGCCCATTCGTTACCGCCATTACGCGCCCACTCCGTGAGGCCCTCCCACTTGCGATCAAGTTTCGGACTGTTAGAGACAAAATCAATTGCACGGTGAGTATGCATCAATAGCGAGTTAGGACCCTCTAGCTCCATAGGAGGACGGATCATCTCGTGATTGAAGCGAATCATCATTGACTCAATCATCAAACGAGATTCAGAGCTGGTACCAAACTTATTTGCTAGAGCACAAGCAAGTCGATAAACCTCGACTGCTCGGTGGCCTTCGTCAATGCCTTCACCGAGAATCTTTTCGATGTCAACTTTTTCACCACTGAACTCAAGCTCGTCCAGCCAATCCCACGATCCTTCTTTGTACGCAGAGCCAGATCCCTGACGAGGCGTACGAGCACGTAGGACTGCAAGTAGTTCTTCAGGTGCTGTAGCAATTTCCATCTCCCAAGGAGCGTGACCAGGCTTCCAGTCGTATGTAGTACCAGAGAAGTGGCGAGAAGGCGCAATAAGAATGTACCCATTGTGCTTAATATCAATTCCCTTAAGGCCAGACTTTTCTAAGTTTCCTAGGAACTTCTCATTAGGATCGCACTTGTAGATTAGGTGGCGACCACGTACAACTTTTCCACGTACGGTGTAGTTTCCGGTCTGCGCCTCAACAGTTGGAGGTAGTGCACCCTCGGCGCGTGCTTCAAGAATCTCAAAAGAGTCATCTCCACCAGAACGTGGATCAATATCAATCGCAAAGAATCCAGACGGCTTACAGAAAACACCGATGTTGTAGTCAGGGTTTTCTTCGTACCACTTAGCAACTACTTCAGGATTGTTAGAGGATTCAGTGTTCCAGCTATTCAGAGCTGGGTGCTTACCAATGTCTTTGGTCTCTGCGTGAGGACGACCACAGGTGCAACGACCGTCATTGGTAATGCCGTGTACTGGCAGAATTGTCCACCCGTGCTCACGTGCAAAGTACGCGGCTCCGCGAGCAAGCTTTCCGTTACCCGCTGTCTCCCATGCGCTCATTACGCTACCGCCTTGCCGTCACTAAAGAAATACATAAACTCTCCGAAAATACTAACATCAGCATACAGCCAAAGGCAACAAATGCAAACTCAAAAATAAAAATGGCAGATTGCCAGCAGACTCATTCAGGGGGACGACCTAACGCCCAGCCAAATAAGGAAGACCCTATTAGGGTAAAATAGATGAAACAAACCTAATTGGTTCACCGAGTAGATTTCTATTATAGGTCATGACTGTCGAGATTATTTTAACTATTGCCGCTGTAATAACCGCCCTTGGCGTTATCTTTGGTGGCGTATATGCTACCTTTAGAATCGTTCACCGCCTAAGTGAAGTACTGGGAGCAGACGGTAAGGGCAGAACTATATCTGAGCGGTTGGACCGCGTAGAGCACCAACTCTGGGAGAATGGTGGCAGCTCTTTGGCTGATCGAGTCAACAGCATCGAGACCCACGTCGTGAAGATGTCGGCAGAAACAGAACTTATAAAAGACATAATTTTAGCCAAAAATGGCTTAGATCTGGGTGGGCTAAGGATGACAGAAGAGCCTATTTCAATTCGAAGAAAGCCTCGAAAAAAACCAGAATAGTTTAAATATTGACTTGAATGTTGATAAGCTATAAAATGACGAAATAGACGAAATGAAGGAGCAGCCATGTCTCTATCAAAAAAGCTTGCTGACGCCCAGTCAGAGTCTTCAAATTTAAAATGCAAAGTAGGGCGGATACTTTCTAAACTGCCCGCTAAAGACGTACAACTTCTGAATGAAGTGATGGCCGTATCTTATGAAGATCCTGCTAGCGTGTCTAATGTAACTTTATCCCAACTTATGCGTGAAGAGGGGTATGATGTATCAAAGAGCTCCTTTGATCGTCATAGGGGAAAGATCTGTACATGCTATAGGAAGGTTCAGAAATGAGCCTAAGCGAACGCTTAGAAAAACTAGCTTCACCGGGGACAACCGGATCTGACATTAAGTCTCTAAATATCCCAGAGGATTGGCGTCCAAGAATGGATGTTGATTCCTCTAAGGGTGGTTTCGTAATCTCGAAGCCCCGTCCATCATCGGAGATTCCTGACGCTAGCTCGATTCTTCAAGAATTTGGACTTGACCCAGAAGAATGGACAGTGTCGTCCATGCGCCGAGGTAAGTGGCAGAAGTATGACGGAGAGTTCCTCGAGTCTGTTCGAGTGAATCTAACCCCGAACAACGCTTGGGCTGACCGAGAAAATGCGCTAGATGCAGAAAAGCTAATTGATGAAATTAAGAAGTGGCGTCCAGAGCGCGGGATAAAGCAACGCACTGGTAAAGGTGCATACTTAGTCGCACCGAGCGATCAGCAGATCGGTAAGAAGGCTCAGGGGAATGGTACTCAGCAGTCTATTGATCGAATCTTGGCTGGAACACAGAAGGCTGTTGACAAGTTCGAGGCTTATAAAAAAATTGGACTAGAGCTAGGAACAATTGTTCTAGCACTACCTGGCGACCACGTAGAAGGAATTGTTTCTCAGGGTGGACGTCTACAAGGCCAAGCTGCATCTGACCTAGGTCTGACCGAGCAAGTTCGTGTAGCACGTCGACTACTTATGTCACAGATTAAATCTTTTGCTCCAATGGCGGAGCGTATGGTTGTCCCCGTAGTAAACGGAAACCACGACGAGGTAACTCGCCAAGTCGCTGCAGACCCTGCAGACGGATGGAATGTGGAAATTGCATCTGCTGTTCAGGATGCGTGTGCAGAAAACCAAGCTCTGTCACATGTTGAATTCCGCTTCCCTGCGTCGGGACACCAGACTCTAGCAGTAGACATCAACGGAACAATGGTAGGACTATTCCACGGCCACCAGATGAGCGCAAACAATCCAGAGAAGTACCTACAGCAACAGTCCCTAGGTCAGACTGCTCTAGGCCTGTGCGACGTATGGATCTCTGGCCACTACCACAACTTCCGCACAATGGATATCGGACACCGCTTGTGGTGTCAGTGCCCAACCACGGACCCAGGGTCGGAGTGGTACCGTGACCGAGCTGGTGCAACCTCTAATGCCGGACTTCTTACTATGGTTCTAGGTGGAGATTTCAACCCTCGAGAGTTCATCAGCGTTATTACAGTGGAGTAGTTATGAAGGTAGCGGTCTACGCTATAGCTCTAAACGAGGAGCAATTCATTTCCCGCTGGGCAGAGTCTGCGAAAGAAGCAGATTATATTTTGCTGGCAGACACGGGGTCTACAGACGGAACTAGTGTCCTTGCAGAGTCGCTAGGAATTCAGGTTTACAAAATCAAAATAGCTCCTTGGCGATTCGATGACGCTAAAAATGCAGCTCTAAATTTGCTACCCTCAGATGTAGACATTGCAGTCTCGCTAGACATTGATGAAGTGTTGTTGCCAGGCTGGCGAAAACATCTAGAGGATTCATGGGAACTAGACGCCACTATTTTGAATCACCGATACCGACACAATGGCGGTTCTTGGCAATGGCATTCTAAGATCCACTCTCGTCATAATTGCAAATGGGTGGGTGCAGTTCACGAGACCTTATCTTGGTCTATTTCAGAGAAAACCCTGTGGAATGATCAAATTTTTCTTGACGAATGGCAAGACACTACAAAGAGTAGACGCAGCTATTTGAACCTCTTACACAAGAAGATTAGCGAGGGCGATGAAAATTGGCGCACTAGGTATTTCTTAGCAAATGATTACGAGGCTATAGGAAATCTAGATCAAGCTATATTTTGGCGCTCCGAGAGCTATGATAAGTGCTCCGATGGCCCTGTTGTTAAATCCTATATTGCAAGAAACATTGCACGCAACTACCAAGCAAAAGGGGATACAGATACTGCAATGGTACAGCTGTGGAGAGCCTATGGACAGAGTAAAGAGCGAGAAACTTTATACGATATGGCAAAACTTTACTCGTCTGAAGGAGATCACTCGATAGCTCTTAGGCTTGCATTAGAGTGTTTAGATGTTGCTGAACGTCGTGACGGATTCACTTACTCTAAAGAAGCATGGGGGTACGGTCCTCATGACATTGTCGCCCTTTCCGCATACTACTGCGGGAAAATCGAGCTGGCACTTAAACACGGGAAGCTAGCATTAGAATTAGATCCGAATAATCAAAGACTCATTGAAAACATGAAGTGGTACGAGGGATCAAATGCGTAAAGTAAGAACTTGTGTCTATGCCATCGCACTAAACGAGATCAAACATGTAGATAAATTTATGGATGCAAACGAGGGAGCAGATCTTGTTTTAGTCTGCGACACCGGATCAACAGACGGCACCGTAGAACGTCTACGAGAGCGCGGAGCAGTTGTTTATGAGATTACTCAGAAGCCGTGGCGTTTTGATGTTCCTAGAAATACGGCCTTAAGTTTGATTCCAGCCGATATTGATATCTGCCTATCAATCGATTTAGACGAGTATCTACAACCAGGCTGGGCAGATGCAATAGATAAGGCTTGGCAAGAAACCAACGGAAACATTGATCGCATCGCCTATGACTACATCTGGAACTGGAAAGAAGATGGAGTAACTCCAGGCATTCAGTTCTATGCTGACAAAATTCATGGACGCTTTGGATACCGCTGGCGTCAACCTTGCCACGAGACTCTTTACTGGGAAATGGATCGACCAGAGAGTCGAGTAACTATCCCAGAGGTAATTCTGCACCACAGAGCTGACCCTACTAAGAGCCGTGGGCAGTACCTTCCACTACTAAAACTCGCTGTAAAAGAAACACCAAACGACGATAGAAGTGCTTTTTATTACGCTAGGGAGCTCTTCTTCTACGCTCAGTACGAAGAAGCTGCTAAAGAATTCAAAAGGCACCTATCAATTCCTAGCGCAACTTGGAGGCCAGAGCGAGCCGCATCAATGCGCTACCTAGCTAAGTGCGAGCCAGAGAATCGCTTTACATGGCTAGTTTCAGCTATAGATGAAGCCCCCGGACGCAGGGAAGCCCTCGTAGAGTACGCGCAATTTTTGTACGAAGAAAAGAACTGGGCTGATTGCTACGAGGTTTCGCTAGACGCTCTCAAGATCAAAGAGAAGCCATTGGACTATCTATGCGAGGACTTTGCTTGGGGAGCCTTACCGCACGACTTAGCTTCTATAGCTGCATACAACCTAGGGATGTACCAAGAAGCTTTGGTTTATGGAGAAGCTGCCGTACTTCACGACCCAAACAACGAACGTTTGAAAAATAATCTAGAGTATTACAAGGCTGCAGCTAGGACTTCTTCTTAGTCTTTAGCAAGTGAAACGCCTCTACAGCATTAGCACTTGTTCTGCTCTGCCATGAGAAATTACACTCCACACACTCGACTAGCTTCATGGTTGCCCAGCGCCCACCGTTAGGGCGATTGACTGTCTTAGTTATAAGTTTGTCAGTCTTTGCCTCACAGGCAGGACATAGTGGTGGGCGCTTGTGACGCATCTCTTGGCCTTGCCAATTCACAGATAGAGTTCTACGGATCTTTTTAGGAGTGAGCCCTCCCCATATGCCCCATATTTCTTTATTTTCTAGGGCCATCTTAAGGCAATCTCTTTTTACTGGACATGCATCGCATATCTTCAGCGCAGGCAACTGCTGAGCCGACTTGTTCAGAAAGAAGTTCTTAATTACATCTCTATATATTGGCTTAGAGCATTCAGCTTCTTCGTACCATCCAGGCGTGTCTATCAAAAGTCAAAAATCCTAACCCAAGTAGTGGGGGCAACTTCTGGCATAATTTCTCCGTCGGAAGTTGAACCATTCTCATCACATTCGTAAAGATCCTCTACTTCGCTAGAATCTACAGACCCAGAGTACCCTTGCCAAGTCTCTCCATGATCAACAAGAAAGTAGCCCTCTCCTAGAGAGGATACTATCCCTTCACGTTGGATTGCAGATGCCAAGGCACGTCGAACGACTTCATTATCTATATCAACGTGATCTTCGGTGTAGAAAATTGGATAGTCGCCAAATTGGTTATTGGGGGTATCCCAGATAAACCAAAGCGACTCGCCAATTCGAGAATCTTTCATATAAAGATTCTACAATTGAAGTTTAACTATTTCGTGTTAAATACCGTAAATTACAAATTTATTCAGGCCAGAGATATTCGTAGGTTTCTGGCTTTTTACCAGTGTCCTCGTCCCAATTGAATTGCGAGTACCACTCGTAGTCCTTGTTAAGAAGAGCTAACCGATGGCTCGCAGCTACTTCTTTAAATAATTTCATGTCAGAAATCCATCGTGGATTACTTGAAGCAGACGAGGCCAGCAACCCCTTGGACATAGCAGTCTTGATAGTGTCTTTAGCTTTGTCACCAATAGTTGACTTATAGCCACGACGCTTCCATTCATCCACCATAGCTTGAATGTACAGATATAGCGCCATTTCATGGCCGCGCCACATCTTGACAGCTGGGTGATTTACCCAGCCCTTAGGGACACGGTGGTTGCCATGAGGATCCAGCTCAAGGAGGGTCATCAAAATCTGCCAGCCTTCTAGGGCTTGCTTATTGAGACGGGCACGATCTAGTGTGCGGGCAATGTCTTCAAAAGAAGAAGTAAGCGGTACAAATGTTTGCATAAAAACAATGTACCGCTTACGGTTGGTTTTGTCAAATAATTTATAGAGGCCTTACAATGCTGTGTTTTACAGCGCCGTAGACAACTACCTCGAAGTCACCGTCTGGCTCAGGGGCATCATCCTTTAGATCATAGGTTTTCACCTTAAGTTCTAGGTCAACTATTCCTTTTACCTCATCTGTAGATACTCCAATGAACTTAGAGACTTCTTGGTAGGCCTTGGTCTTCGCATCTTCTAGGGTATTTGCGTATACCTTAATCTCGAAACTGGTGCGCATTACTTAATCCTTTTTTCTAACTTATATGGAGAGTAGTGAACTCCATCTAGTTCTGGAGTCTTGCCATCCGTTGACTTAAAGATTACATCGCCATAACGCACTGCTGTTACTTTCCCACGACGACCATTATGGATTACACCAGTCTTGTCATTAAAGGCGTCTACTAGGACTCGGACCTCATCGCCAACTTTGATCTGGCCAGGCTGAGCAGGGACCCAGACCTCGTCTGGCTTTGCTTCTGGGTCTTTAGCCAACCTGCCTAGGGCTAGTCGACTGAAAATTTCAATGGTCTCTTTAGAGATGTTATCCGACAAATCACCTAGGGATTCCCATGTCTCTAGCAACCGGATAATCGCCTTGCCAGATCCTACTCGGACCTTAGCCTCTTCTAGTTGCTGTTTTACCCACGCATCATTTACTTCAGGCATTGTGTTCTCCTTTATGGTTTAATACTAGTTCAATTTTTTGCTTTAGTTCAGGCAGACTCGGGGCGTTCTTTTTATAAGATTCGAGTTGCTTCTGAGCCAGCTCTTTTCGTTCAATCGGGGTCATGTCCTCGATTTGATACGGTAATACGGCCCACGCCGATCCCAAAGCTTTAGACTCAGTCCAGTCAGTCGCTACAGGAACGCCAGAGAGCAAGCCCTGCAGGTACCTATAACTCCACCACGTCCCGACGTTGCGGTCCGTAGGCGGAACAATCAGGCCGATTGAACTACGAAGCGCAGCTTCTGCATGGACATCATTAAAAGTCTTTCCAAGCTTTAGCTCGCTGAACGACATGGATACAGTCCGGCTGAGCTTCCCAGCCCATTTAGATTTGAAGCTGTCGACAGACCAAGGGGCGTCAAAGACCTCTTTATAGTCTGGATTTTTATTGTTTAGAAAGTATCCATCTAAATTTAGTCCGAAAGCGTCAGTGACATGAGGCAGGTGATCGGAGATCAATTCACTCTTACGGGCCGAGTCGTGCCAAGGGAGTTCTGGATAAATGACTTTAGGCCACTTCTCAGTAAGCATCCTCTCAGCCACTCGCTTGAAGCTAGATAGTGTTTTGTATGTGTCGGCTTGCTTATAGCTAGGGCGCTTAGAGTAGAAACTACTCACTAAGTAAGTAGGGTCTTTACTGATAGCAGATAGCCCAGGGGCATATTGCCACAGCTGGGGAGAGTCCATTATCAGACGAACATTAGGCCAATCGTAGACGGTGTCTAGACACTTAAGGGTTCCGTAGATCATGTTGGCGCTCATCGAAGTAGGTGGCACCATTCCAATAAAAATGAAATCATATTGTGAAAGATATTCCTCGTCCCACGCTAGAGACGGCGCTTTCCACTCAATTTCAGCTTCTGGATATAGATCTCTAAACACTAAAGAAAATGCAGTGTAAAAAGTCTTGTTTGAGACATCTGTCGGCACCTTACAGTGAGCAGACAGCATTCCAGTAAATAGTACTTTCATCTTAACCCTTTATAAATAAAGAGGGGGTGCCTATAAGACACCCCCTCGATACTTTTATTTAGAACGGCTCTTCTGATGAAACAGGAGCCGCAGGTGCTGGTGCTGGAGCAGGTGCTGGTGCTGCGTTAGCAACCGACGGTCCGTCAAACGGAGTGGCTACTGGAGCAGCTGGAGCAGGTGCTGGTGCCGCAGCTGGAGCAGGTGGTACTGGTGCTCCGGCAGTTGCATCGGCCACTAGGCGGAAGTACTTGGTAATCTCATTGCTGACAGTACCGTTGTAGGTCTTCTTACCTAGCGTTCCGCGGAACGAGCGACCTAGTAGGGCCTGCTCGATCTGAGCGTTGCTTGGGTTAGACGCGGTGAAGAAATCACGAGGTAGACCTAGGGACTCCATCTTCGAGAAGAAGATAGCCAATGCCTTTGGGTTCTCAGGTGATACGGTCAGGTTGTCCCAGACACGACGCTTTGCGTGCGGGCCACCCTGAACCTCGGTGGTGATGCTGAACATAGTCTTGCCAGACTGAGTGTTCTTAGCCTTTGATTCGATAACCTTTAGTTCGTAGTCACCATCAGGTAGTGGCTCGTAGCTAGTAGGTTCTCCAGCGTCCTTGATTAGGTCGCTCCAATTGAGTGAACTCATGATTTTCCTTAGTTACTTGTTTTCTTTGTGGTCTTTGTCTTTTCGCCAAAGATTACATCGAGCATGCGTTCGACACCAAGGTCTCCCTGCTCGACGATTTTTCCTAGACGACCCTGGACGCGTTCTCCAGCTTCATACTCAGGTGTGCGCTCAACGTACATGCGTCGCACCTTGTATGGAGGCTGCAGTGGGTCCGAGTTAGGGAACTGTTCCACTGTGATTGCGCCTAGGATGTCATAGAAGTACGGGGCCTGAATTGCTAGCTGACCCTGTAGATAAGGACGGTAAACGCCGTCCTGACCCTTACGTGCCATAGCGGTCAGAACTACAGCCTCAAGAGGCTGAGTTGGGTGCATTGTTAGGTCACGAAGATCACGAAGTAGCGCGCCCATGTGGCGAAGCAATTCGCCCCACTGTTGCATCTTCATCTGTTCGGTTCCTGCAATGTTGTCCATGCACTTGACCTGCAACTCAGAGATTGAGTCGATGATCAAGGACTTGAACTGGTGCTTCCCACTCTGAAGCCACTGGAAGGTCTTGAGGACTACATCGTAGTCACGAACCTGGACCACAACAGTGTCCCATGTTCCATCAGCAACCGGTGGTTCTTCGCGAATAGGGTCCCAGTACTTGACAGTGATTGGGAGGAAACGATGTCCACCCTCAACGTCAAGCATAAGACGTGGGTAAGGAGCTGTAACGGCAAAGGTTGATTTACCAACCTTCGATTCGCCATAAACCATAATTGTTAAACTGCGATCGACTTCCGACATTCTTACTCACTTCCTTTCTTTTCTTCGATTCCGTAATAACCGTAAGGGTCGGCGACCGCAAACGCATCACTAATTGCTGCTTCAGCTGCCGAACCATCGTCAACCAGCGGGCAAATAGAGAAGAATTGGCATTTCCATTTGCAGTCACGAGACGGCTTAGGATATGCAAGTTTATAGTGGCTTTCACCAGCGTCAAGTCCATCACGCACTCGAAGGATGTCCTCTAGGGTTCCCTCTAGACGCTGGTAGAACGAGCGCAAAGTAAAAGCATTGTGACGAACTTCAATCTGGTCATAGAACGGTGGCTTAGCATAAGCACCGCGCTTAACCTTACGAAGCATCGTAAAGATACCACCCTCTGAGCGTTCGCCATCCTTGTTCTGAGCTTCCTCTAGAACCATATAAGTCAAGACCTGCTCGTTCATGTGGGCGATAGACCCAAAGTCAGCAAAAGATCCACCAACAGTCTTGAAGTCACGGAACATACGAACGCCGTCAATCTTGCGACGAACACGCATGTCAATTTTTCCCTGAAGGGTGACGCGACCGTCCATCATTGGACGCTCAATAATCTCTTCAGTAGAGATCATTTCTAGCTCTGCGTCAATACCTTCGAGTTCCATCCACTCTAGGTAGCCCTCAAGCATTACGCGACCAAGCTCAGCTTCGGTCTCTAGGCTGGTTGTGTCACGAAACTCGTCGGTAAGAGTCTTCATGTCTGCAGCAACTAGTTCAGCGTGAATCTGAAGTAGGTCACGCTCCATCTTTGAGCTGTAGTACTGATCTAGTGCCTCGTGGATACGAGATCCAAGCGCGAGTGCACCAGTAAACTCAGCCATCTTTGGCTTGAGACGGCGATAGTAAGTAAACCACCACCGGCGACGGCAATCCTTGAAGGTTTGAATCTCAGAGTTAGAGATGCGAATAGGTTCAGTCATCATTATAGAGTTGCCTTGCTTTCTTTAAGCATTTGGAGCAGCTGGTGCTTGTCACGAACAATCTGCTCAAAATTGTCAGCTTTAGTGTCTAGAGCCTGGATTACACGCTCTTCGACAGTCCCCTGAGTTACGTAGTCGGTGATAATCACTGAATCGTGAATCTCAGAGCCAATGCGGTGAACACGGTCCAAAGCCTGCTTGTAGTCAACAAGAGACCATGGCCTTTGAAGCATAACAAGGCGACGCGCTGTTGTCAAGGTAACACCCACACCACCAGCTTGTGCCGTGAAAAGGATCCACTTAGTCTTTCCAGACTGGAAGTCATCAATAGCCTTTTGGCGATCTTCAGCTGTGATTGAGCCAGTGATCAGCCCATGAGCAATGCCTTCTTTTGTAAGACGTGCACTTAGGATTTCAATCAGCTGGCGTGATACTGCACAGACTGCAACAGAGTCATCGCCAAAGTCACCATTCTTCATGTCATCCATCAGAGCATCAACCTTACAAGAAGGGTCTGACAAAATAAGGCTCTCTTGTCCCGATTCATTTACTTCGATGGTTGCGTAAGAGCTAGCAAACTGTAGTAGACGTAGAGCTTGGGTAAGAGGATTAGGCGCAACAACTGCATCTCCGAGAGTGCCATCAGGGGCTTCAATCAAAGCAATCATGTTCTCGAGCATCTGCTTATAGGCCTTAGCTTGTTTAGCACCCATCTCGACGTCACGACGCTCCGTGAGAACAGCAGGTAGCCAAGGTAGAACCTTAGCCTTGAGCATACGACGCATGCGTGGATTGATAGCTGCGTAAAACTCTTGCTCCATGTCTGGCTTTACACCAAGAACCATCATTCCACCGAATGCGTTGAGCATAGTGTTGATCATGCGGTCAATCCAGCGAGTCTTGCTTGGCCATTCTTCTGGAGAGATCCAGTGAAGAATTGGCCAAAGATCTACAACGTCATTGGCAATTGGAGTACCAGTTAGTGCATAGCGGATATCAGCTTCGCCAGTGGCGGCCCAAAGAGCGCGAGTCTGCTTAGACTTAGGGTCTTTAGAGCGATGAATCTCGTCAGCAATAACAGCCTTGAAGTCAATAGTGTTTAGCTCACGGCGGTGTACTTCACAACGAGCAGGGGTAATACGCGAGTCATGTCCGTCGCAGTCTTGGCATCGAGCTAGAGCAATAGAGCCATAAGGAGCGAGGCGAGAGTGGCTACGCAAAGACTCCCAGTTAATTACATAAACCTCGGCGTCACTTTCAAATTGAGCACGACGTTGCGTAGCTGATCCTCCAATAACGGTGACATTTACTCCAGGCCACCACTTATCAAACTCACGCTCCCAGTTCTTCTTCAAAGTATTCGGGCATACGATTAATGCCGGAAAAACTGCTTCGCCTTTGTCATGCAGGCGCTTTAGGGAGCGGATAGCCTGAGCGGTTTTGCCAAGTCCAGGCTCGTCAGCTAGAAGAGCACGGCGAGCAGTGGATAGGAACTCGACTCCTGCACGCTGGTGAGGGAAAAGATCCTGATCTCCGTCTTCCATCATGTCTACATCGCGTAGGTGATTTGACGGATCAATACGGTTAAGCTTTTCGTTCTTAGCCCACTCGGCCAAGCGAGGGCCGATCTCAAGGCTTTCCTTAAAGGTAGAGCGCAAGGCCAAACATCCAGCCCAAGACGCAGCTAGTCGCCAGACGCCTTCCTTAGAATTCCAAGTAGCGCCAGGAATGCTCTTGCACAGCTCTTTCAGACGCCACTCGGCGTTAATAATGATGTCTACGCCAGATTCCTCTAGCTCAACAAAAACTGACATTTTTATCCTTTGCGTCTTTACGTATATTTATATTATCAGAAAAAAACTTTGTCAAGTTATTTTTTTGATAATAACTAATTTAGTAGCTGTATAGGTTTCCAACCAGCTTTGATACACCTTAGCAGACCGTGTCGGATGGCGTCAAGTGCGTGGCCTTCGCCACCTTTATGCCAATAGCCAAGCTTCTTCAGCTTTTCGTTGGAAAACATGGCTTTTGCGTCCGCAGGGCTTTGAAAATAAATGTCATCGGCCGGGCGACCAGCATCCATAAGACATTGCTTGAGGATGCCAATCTGCTCGAGCGAGTACGGGGCCTGAGAGTTTTTAACAGTCTGGGCGTTAATTGTGAATCGCTCGCAGACCACCTCTAATTCGCCTTGTACGGTCGCTAGAGAGGCGCGAATTGGAGATGCGTATTCGTGCTGTTGAAACTCCCCTGACCACTCTAGGACCGGATCTTGGCCTTTTTGGAGGCTAAATAGCGCCATTCCGGTGGCTTTACCAGGGTCAACTGCAAGAACGTAGATCATTAGTATTTATCTCCCCAAGTCTCTAGTGGGCCATCGGCATCAGCTGTTAGGGGGACAGCCCAGCCTTCAGTGGTTGTCATACATTTACGAACCAACTGTTTAATTTCTTCCGCCTCTTTTCGAGGGGCATTTACTACAATTTCGTCATGCACAGGGACGATCAAAAGTTCAGTCAAGTCAGCTTGATCCAACTTAATCAAGTTCGACTTGAATACCTCGGCCGCTCCTCCTTGAATTAGATAATTAACCAAAGTGTAGACGCGGTCTTCATCGCAAGGTAAGCGACGCCCAGTCCAAGTATTTACATAACCTTGGCCCTCTGCTCGCAAGCGACGCATTCCAATATCTTCTACTTTCTTCTGGAATAGTGACATTCCAGGGAAACGATCATCGAAAGCGTTAGATACGGCACGCATCTGTTCTTCAGGCACTCCCGCAGTCAGGGCTTGCTTTGAGACGCCAGCACCATATAGGCGACCATAAACCACACCCTTAATTAGGCCACGGCGCTTATCAGACTTTTGCATGGTCGGGTCAGCGTAGATTTCACGTCCGATCTCGGTAAATGGGTCAGAGCCAGTAGCATCTGCCATATTGAATAGATTGATAAGGTTTTCATCACCAGACAGGGAAGAAAACATACGGAACTCTACCTGATCAAGGTCGGACGTAATAATTACGTGATCATCGTCCTTAGGCAAGAACGCACGACGTACGGTGTCATCACCTTTTGGAAGAGTCTGTAGCGCAGGGTTCTGGATAGACATGCGTCCAGTACGAGCACCCATGGTCTTTACGGACGGGTGAACAAATCCGTTTACGTTGTCGTTAATGAAGTTTAGGAAGTAAGTGTTTGCGAGCTTGTCAGCTTTACGTTGCTTCAACATCGTGTCTGCAAGCTGCTTAACTTCTTCAGAGCCGTGGATAGTGAATAGCTTGAGCTGGTCCTTGGTCAATGACTTCTGCCCACTAGGGGTGGTCTCGGTAATCTGAGATCCGAGTTGCTCCTCGAATACGCGCGCCATCTGAGGATTACTCGTGACTGAAGCGTTGTATGTTTTCTGAACCCAGTCTTTCACTTGCTCGGTGTATTGAAGCAAGTCATTAAACTTCTTCTGCGAGTAATCCAGATCTAGGCGAGCACCGTTAAGCTCCATGCGGGTCACGATACGGCGAGTATTCATCTCTAGCTCGTAGGCCTGAGAGTATGGACGACCTGGAGCACACTTCTCCCAGAATTGCTCAAAAAGTCGCATCGTGAGAATCGTGTCTAGTGCGCCATAAGACCAGTAAGGTGCAAAGGTAGTTGGAACAGTACCCCAAGTCCAACCATTAGCAGCTAGCCCCACATCCAACTGAGTCTGTAGATACGCTGCGTGGCGATCAACATAACGTTCAGTGAGGGGCTTTAGACCGCCTTGGCCAAGCGGATCAATTAGCTGCGCCATGATCATCGTGTCATGTGATCGGTGCCAAGGCATGCTCCAGCGAGATTGGATCTCAAACCACTTAGCCTCGAAAGCAATGTTGTGGCAGACAATAGGCCCATCGAATTTACCCATGGCCTCGTAGAAAACACCACCCCACTCGTCCCAAGGAATAGCCCAGCCAGTCATGCCATCACCCACCTGAGCTAGGCGCAGGCGTCCATGCCAAGGTGATAGAGCGTGGTCACGCGGATTTCCCGGAAGCTCCCCGGTCTCGGTATCAATGGCAATGGCATTTAGTGGACGCCTCTCACCAAGCCAAGTAATAAACTTAGATGCTTGTTCGGCACTATCTACCAGCTCTAGCTGAATGCCTTCTAGTCCTGCCATATAAATCCTTTTCGATAAGAAATTTATATTAGCAAAAAACCCTAGTCTTTGCAACTAGGGTGTCTTGTTAGGGAATTATCTCTATTTTATAAATGTCCGCAATTAGGTCATCGTTCTTAGACGCTTCTTCAAGCAACCTTTGAGCGACATTTGTTAGGTAGCGTGCGCCGTTGTCATCGTACTTATATAACGCATCTAGCACGGCTCCAGGCTCTTCCGAGACTTGAGCCCAGTGACGATACTTTTCAGGAAATACTAGCTCGGCTTCTTCGGATGGATCGCATTCCGGGCATGGAATTGCTTTTTTATTTAACTTGTCAAAAGCTATTTCACTTAATCCGTAGCGCTTAACTAAGGCGCAAGCTGCTCCATGGAATACTAAAGAAACGCCAATACGTGACAGTATGTAGGAACCGCTGTCAGTCCTATATAGCTCGAATTCAATCCATCTAATTGAGTCGCCACGTTTAGATGTAGATTTCCCTAAAAGCGAGCCACTAAACTGAAGGGTTCTAGCCCCATCTCGCACTTCTAACATTTATTGACCATCCGATGAGGGTGTAGATGAAGACGGATTCGCATTAGATTGTAGTGATATAACGGTTGCTCGTAAAATTGCGATAACCTGAGCTTGATCGGCAATAATAGCCTTAAACTCATTGATAACTGAGTTTATGTCAACCTGATTTTCCATTACTTACCTTTGCTTCAGTTCGTCAATTTGTCTATATAGGTCTTGAATAAGTGCTAGCATGCTAGGCACCATCATCTTTTCATTCCAGTTTTCTGGAACATTGTCTTCATTATAGTCTACCGCGGCTCCGTAGAACTGCTCTACTTCTTCAGCAATAAAACCAGGGACTAGACTATCGTACCTAGAGTCTTCAGGATTACTTAAGTAGTCAGTATTGTACTTAAAAGCACGTACAGGCAAGTCTAATAAAAGCTTAGGGTTTAGCTCTTCAACAGAATCTATATCCACGACAGTGTTTTTATATCTACCACTAGAGGAAACAAACCTCAGCAGGGAGTCACCGCTGGTTGGTTGACGAACGTTCGCGGCCGAGGTTGTGGTACCAGAGATAGGTGCTACACCACCAGTTCCGGTGATCACAGTACCGACGCCCCATATTGCAAAAGAAGGAGCTGCAATACGTCCATATGCATCAATTCGATTTTGAACATATAGACCAGTGGTACCATTAATGACTACCGCGCCTTGAATATCTATTAAATCGGAAAGAGCATCGCCCATGGTTATGTAGCTGGCGCTTAGGTTCATTTGAGTGTTGGCCCAGAGATCAAGATATCCACCGCCACTTCTCCAAGCAGCCAGCCCCGCTACGTTATTTGGACCTCTAATAATGGAGGCATCCGCCTCGAAAAACACGTTGCTACTGTATGGATCTCCGATGGTCCCTAGCCCAAACATAGCGCCATATCCCCACGTGCTGTCGTATGTTCCGGTTAAATACGCTGCTACAGTTCCGTTAACTTTTACGGAGAGACTGTTATCGGCCGCACTTAGAATAACTGCGGTGTTTCCGGTGGATGTTTGAATAGTAAAGCCAGTCATTGTTCCGGCTTGTAGTCGGTCTGTGGTGATGCTATTTGACTCGATATGCCCAGCGTTGATGGCAAGAGCCTGAATTAGTCCGCCAGTAATAGTATTACCAATAATTGAATCGGATGCAGTAATAGAGCCGTCTACAATGTTTGCTCCATTCAAAACCTTACCGATAACGTCAGTATCAACTAGGGGCTTAATTATGGCCGATGTTTGAGTGGAAGGATCACTAGAATTGCCATTTTTATCGACTGCAACAAGTTTAAAGTAGTAAGTTGCGTTGTAGGTAAGATTGGAAATTGCAGCGGGGGCGTTTTTAGAATAAATTTTTGCTAGCAAGGTGCTAGAGCTAGGGGTAAATCCGCTAGTAGTTGATCCATGCACCTCTAAAAAGTTGATTAGCTCTAAAGGAACTGTAGCGCCGTTATAGTCTTTCCCATCCCAGCTAACTAAAACTACTCCAAGCCTAGGTGTAGGAATTGTAGGGGCCGACGGTTTTTCGACGCTAAGTGCGGCCAATCCAGTAACAATTGTCCCGTCAAGTCCAGTAGATTCGTTCCCAAATGAATCATAGGCGGTTACTCGGAAGTAATATTGCTTATTTGGATCTAAGCCAGTTATTGTTTCAGAAGTGTCTCGTCCATTTAAATCTCTAGTGTCACGCCAGTTGCTGTAGCCAGTCTCGCTTATCCTAATTTTATATCCGAGTAAATCATCTAAAGTATTACCATTAGCAGATGTTGTTGGCGCAGTCCAAGATAGATCAACCCTAGACCTAGCACCGCCGTCGGTACCTCGGTTATACCCACTTGTAACTAAAGTAAGGTTTGTAGGCGGGCTTGGTGCAGAACCGTCATTTGTCAACCCCTCTACTTGGCTACTTTGGTACCTCAGCCCATTCCAATAATAGACCTTATCTTTATTTGCAGTATCAAACCAAGTTGATCCAACTCGGACATATTTCTGTGCAACTGAATAAATATATGTACCCGAACTAGCAGTAGCAGACGAAATAGCTGCCGATAGAGGAGTATCAAAATCGTAGCTGATGGTAGTGGAAGTTACAGACTTCACCTTAAACAAGCCATCTACGCCTCGATATGCTTCAGGAAGATCATTGACATCAATAATGTCATCAGCTGTGTAGTGGTGCGAAGTTCCCGAGATGGTTAGGGTGGCAGTAGTTGTTGTAGCTGAGTGCGAAGCAATCAACGCTCTAGTTGCTAGAGAGTATCTAGGACCATTTGCCGTAATACTGCTTCCATGCGAGAACAGGTATGTATGGGTAACGGTGCCAAAAACATCTCCAGAGATTGGCAATGGCACGTATACCTGATTACCATTAAATTTTAGGCTTTCGCGTGTATTAGTGGAGCTCAGCGACCAACTTGGAGTTCCGTGAGCGCGACATGTGTAGTAGGGATTACTAGGGTTAGTATTTTTGAAGTATGTTCTGCCAACGGTAACAATCGGAGCTGCAGATCTACCTAGCGCAGAGATAGATACAAAGTCCCCCTTCTCAGCGGAAGACCCTGATACTGACTCAATACCGTTGGTATTGTACATCAGGACCTCAAACCTATCTCCAGCTACTACGTTTGATGGGTGGAAGTAGGCTCGTTGTACTCGAGTCCATGGGTTCGGTAGGGTAGGAGAGTATACAGAGCCGGCTGGTTCGTTACCGCCAACTTCTTCATTAGAAGAGACTTCTTCCGTGGTGCTGGTGACTCCATAGGCTGTCTTCTTAAACTCTACAGTTCTGATCCTTTTATCCATATTGGATATGAGGCTGGTCAGCTTTTTACGTCTACGTCTAATTCCCATGATTACGAGGCCCTTGTCTTTACATACTGAGTTACGTAAGTAGTCCCATTAACTTTTAGCTTAAATTCGTATTTAGTACCAGCTGATAGACCAGTTGCTGAATAAGTTGCATCAAGAATGTCGTCAGCATCAAGGGTCCATGTCGTCAGCTGAGTAGAGCCCCTAAATAGAGCAATAGTGGTAGAGCTATCTGTTCTTTCAGTGTCAAATTTAACAGCAAAAGTAATGCTTGTAGTGTTGATGATTGTCGGATCTAAATCAATCAAAGTGGCACCAGCAGAATCAATTTCAGTCTCAGTTACTAGGGTCAAAGTAACTTCCTCCGGGACGCTAGGGCTTTCTGGTACAGACACCTCAAACGCATCAATCTTACGAAGCAAGACACCAGCTCTATCTGCCTGCGAGCTCCCGGGCTCTAGTTCGCTTTGAATTCTTAGTTGCACAAAATCATCATTAATAATGATTGAACACCAGTCTCCTGGTTTGTATGTTCCTAGCGTTGGTCGGAGGGATCCGTCTACAGTAATAGAGAAACTCGAAATCGGAGGTACTGACTCCGAGAGCATACGAGTCGCATACTCGTCGTAAAGTATTGACTCTTCGCTAATATTGTCAATCTTTTCTACTTGATCAAGTAGAGGCCACCCACGATCTAAATAGTCAAAGTTTGATTCAGCCGCATAGGGCAGTGAAGCATTAGAGTTACCAGTGTCGTCATCACCCTGAACCCAGAAGCGTGTAGCCGCGTCTTCTGCCGATTCAACCATGCTAGCAGCTAGGATGTTTCCAGGGTGCTCAAATACAATCTTGTCCGCATTAAACGCGGATAGGGGAGCGTATTTACCAGCAGGAAGCTTAGAGTTTGGGAGCGCGTTTTTATATTCTCTTAAAGAGTCAGGCTCCATAGGCAGGAAGACAAAAGTTCTGGTGAATGAGTTTGTATTCGCATCGTATGCGCAGTCAATTCGATACTCAAAGCCACCCGGCTTGTTTGAATATTCCTCTAGAATCTCTCCGACATACTTAAGTTCGAAACCCCTAAATGGGTGATTATCTCTAGGAGATTGAACACTGAGCCCACCAGTAGAGTAATCCAACTGAAGTCCCGAGTTCTGAGAATACTCGCCGTAAGATCCATACCTAATTTCTGCCTTACGTTCCACGGTGGCGTCTTCCGCAGGCTCGCTAGTTGCGATAGCTACAGTAACTTCAGTCTGAAAGGTTAGAGTTGTGCTGGTAGTTCCAGTCACTACATGGGTACCGTCTATTAGGTTAGTAAGTCCGCTTACCTCTACAACATCATCCACATTAAATGAGTGCGAAGATGTAGTAGTCACCGTGACAACACCAGTAGCGGCTCTTGAGTATTGAGATATGGCCGACTCGTTTGATGTCAATGAAGTCGTGGAGATATCGTTACCAGTGCTGGTAAATGTTATGGTGTTCTCATTTGGAACATCTAGCACCACATGGCGACCATCTAGAGCCGTGTCACTATTTCTGACAGTAAACCCTTGTCCGGCAATCAAGTAGTGGGGCTTGGCAAAAACCGCGGTAGCGACATTAGATGTTCTAGATACCGTAGTAATAATTTGCGCGAATACCTGAGAGGGCTCTATCTCAGAATTTCCAAAGATAGGTCCATAAAAATCCAGCTCTAATGCATCGAGCAAATCACGTGCATATTGGTACGTATCTTGTCTTACATAGACAGCTGTACTTGTGTCCTGCCTAGCTACCCCTTGAACAGAAATAAGACCATTACCGTCTTTTTGAGCAGTGAAGTAAGCAACGCTAGTAGTGGGTGCAGGATCATCAGTGATGTAGTAGTAGCCGTTGTACTTCTGATTGTTTTCTGAACCAAACACCAATTGAATTGGCATATTAGCTTCAAAATCAAATGTTTCGTTATCTTGCAGCTCTAGCTTGCCGATGCCGTTAGTGTCTAGGGTAACTGTAGCGTTGTAGCCATTGTCAAAGGTCTTCCATGCAACGCGGTGATACAGGTAGCTAGGGAACTCGTTACCACTAATGTTCAAAACTTTATTTTTGATGTCATATGATCTAGACCAAATGATTCCGCCCCACACACACTGGTTATTACGAACAATGTATAGAGCTGTTTTACCTGGAACAGTGTTCTCGTATAGGCTCAGGTTGTAGGTTTCAGGGCTTACTGGAATGTCACCTGTAAAAGGCCCTGCCTCGCGAATTGATCGACCATAAGATACCCCGCTTAGCGGAATTTCTGCTAGTAGCTCGTTAGTAACAAGGTCGCAAACGAAATAGCGATAATTAGCCGAGAGTGTCGGTTGTGTAGTTAAAGTCGCCATTACTGTACTTTCGTCGTTGTCTTTAGATAAATTATAACACTAGCCAATCCAGCCAGATCTGAAAGATACGGTACAGGTACCTCCAGAGGCTGTGAAGGTGATTGTATTGCTTGCCTTAGAGCTTGGCTCTAATCTGATCCAGTCGCTGAGAGTAGAGATATAACTTCTCGCATTTACAACGGTGCTTCCAGTTACTAGAACCACTTCTCTATTCAGCGAATCAATCTCTAGAGTAGATCCGCTTGGGATAGCAGTAACTACTGTTATGGTCTCAGAGATGTCAGTAACGCTCGAGTCAGAGTAGTTGATGGCATTAACTATGGTTGCTCCAGCATTAACTGGACCAGCTATAGCTAGGACAGTTGGAACTTTATATGTCCCCGAGTTTGTACATGTAGTATTTCCATTGGCTGAGATAGTTTTTTCCCTGTAACCATCCACAATAGTCTCGCCTGAACCAGCTTGGCTAGAAGTGTAAAGATACTCGTATTTGATTGGGTCAGCAGCTTTAAGACCAATAGAAAAATCAGTCCGACCTCTAGCCTTCATGGTGGCAATTTCTGGCCTACCGCTAAGTCTGACAAAAGCAGTTTTAATTACTGGGGATTCCTTAACTACCAAGTCCGCGCCAGCGTATACCAAGTCAATAGCATTAAATAGTTTTTGTCTGGCAGCCTCAACTTGGGAAGGATCCTGAGTAAGGAACGAGCCATTCAGGGTCATGAGCCTAGCAGTGTAGCGACCCTTAGCATCATAGGAACCGTCTCCCCATCCTCGAGGAAGGTCTGGAAGCTCTGGTTCTGGTAGATTCCACCAACCCTCGATATCCGTACATACCCAGATAACATCGCTATCGTCAATAGTATTGAGCGTTAGGTCACCAATAGAAATGTCGGCCTGAAGTTTTAGTCCCGAGATGTGCGGAGCGGGTAGGTTAGATAGTGCCTTGTTTACTAACTTATTCTCATCCGCCTGAGTAGCTGGATTTATATTTGCACTAGGGTCATAATATGTTGGCATTAGTAACCGCCCTTACGAATCTCGTATGCGATCTGGCGAGAAACTTGCATTGCCAATTCGCGCTCATCCATCTTTGCAGATGGGTTAACTGTGACCTGAATCTGAGGGCCACCGCCTCCAGAAAGTTTGTTGATGATAGCCATATCTCTATCAGATAGACCGTTAGGGTGTAGTGGTTCGATACGTTCTGGACGACCAGCCTCGGCTACGGTAACCATTGATCCACCAGAGCTTGGGTATACAGTACCACCAGTGGCCATCTTAGTGCCGCCAACTTTAGCCAAGTTGGCCTTAGCCTTGCTAGTCCAATCAACGTAATCGACTTTTAGCTTAACGTTCGATAGGTTGATAGCTCCACCGGTAACAGTCTTGAGGAACTGACCAACAGGGCCATCACCGATCGCCTTGAGTAGACCATTGACCACACCTAGAACTATGTTAATTCCACCAATGATGGCATTAACAATGCCTTCAATAATTCCTAGCAACATGATTCCTATGCCACCAAAAATCTTAGCGAGGCCAGGGCCGAAGTTACCCTTGAATAGATCCATGATTCCACTAACAAGTGGTTTAATACCATTCATAATGGTTCTAACCAATGTGGTTATAAAGTTAATTGCGGTGGCTACAGTGTCAATGATTACGGTAATTACGCCACCAATCAATGGGAATACCGTACCAAGAATTAGTTCAGTTACTGGGCGAATGGCTTCCATAATTCCGCCCAAACCTTCGCCACCAAATAGCTGGTCAAACAGCCCCATTAGCGAGCCCCAGAGGCGACCAAATGCATCGCCAATACCAGACAGGGTGGCCTGCACGGTTGTTCTAAAGGTCTCGGAGTTGTTATATAGGTCAACAAATAGAGTAACAAGAGTTGCAATAATTGCAACACCAGGAAAACTAGTCAAGAAACGACCGAAACGGCTAAGTCCAACACCTAGATTTCCGAATAGGGTGTTCAAGAAGCCACCCTTACCAATTAGGTCTTTAGCCCCTAGGTTCATCTGCACAAGGAAACTTTGGAATCTACCTAGGTTAGTTATAAATCCACCAGCCATACCCGCTATGTTCTGGAATACTCCCATAAAGACGCTTCCGAAGAATTTAGCAAGTTTTGTTACTGTGCCGATTGCAAGAGCAAAAGCTAGAAATCCACCAACCATTTTAAGAATTTTTTGAGCAACTTCACTCTCGAGAATGTCTGCAGTCTTCGAGGCAAAAGTAGTTAGAGTGTCAAAGAAGACCTTAGGGCCCTCAGAGTCAGCTAGGGCTACAAAAATTCTTGTCAACTCTACAACTAGTCGAGCTAGCGAAGGTCCAGCCTTAATACCAGCCCGCATGAGCTCACCCATGGCAGGCGCTCCGGCTTTAAGGATGTCAAAGGTCTCGCCGATTTCTGGCATATCGCCCAGCTTGAGGAACTCCTTAATAAGCGCTCCGATAGAGTCCAATATTTTTGTTGTATTGGTTGCAGCATCACTAAACCATTGCTTGAATGGAGCACTGACTTTGCCGTCAAAAGTACGTCCCATGTTGGCCCACCCGCTGGTAGTTTTTTCCAGCCAAGTCACCATGATCTCGCCACCAGAGCCAAGACCAAAGTTAGCCTCTACTAAGGTTCCTATGGTCTTGAAAATGTTTCCAAAGATTCCAAAGAATCTTTCCAACATTTTTTCCGATTCCACAAAAAACTTAGATATGGAGCTGTTTTTAGGGTCTCCACCAACGGTAAAATAGTCAGCAAACTTCTTTGACTTAGTTTCTAAATAGCCAATAAAGTTTCGTATAGCTGGGTCAGCAAGACGAAGAACACTTAACAAACCGTCAAACAGGTTTCCAAAAATAGTACCCATTGGCGGAAGTTGCTCGGAGATATTTTTTAATACTTCATCTAGCTTCTTTAGGCTACCTCTGATCATGACAATGTCAGTAAATTTTTCGGCAGCGAATCCCATGCCTCTGCCGATGTCATAGAATCTGTCTCGTATAATCTCCAGAGCGCCAGCTTGGATTAGACGCTCCATCTGAGTCTTCAGTAGAGGTAGGAAGCCCTTAGCTGCAGCCTCTTTGATCTCGTCCATCTTAGTCTTTAGACCAGCCAAGAACTGAGCAAACGCCTTCTGAGAAGGAGTTAGTCCGGCGTATGGATCTTGACTACCAGCACCACCTGCGGCCTTACCTGCATTCTTTTCGGCATCCTTTGCCTTACGTAGTGCAAGTTCTGCCTTTTTTACGTTGAGATCTGCTTCTCTTCGTATTCTGCTATTAACTGGTAGATCAGCTACTCGGTTTCTAGCTTCAATTGCTTTCTCTAGGTTTAGAGATGCTTCGTCAACCGCTAGAGCAGCTTCTTCTGCTTCGAACTTAGCTTTTCTTAATGAGTCAGCATAAGACTTGTTTGCCGAGGTTGCCGCAGAAACTGCTTGGCTAATTCCCTTGAAGGCTAGCCCAGCAACGCTAAATCCAACTTTAAGGGCTACTGCAGCACCAGCAACAGCAACCAAGCCAACGGCGGCCTGCCCAGCAGCACCAACTAGCGCACCAAGACCACCTATTAGAGAAGATATTGCCCCTAGTAGTACGGAAATCGCAGTCCCAGCCGTGTAGGAGCTTCTTACCATGCCCTGGAAAGCTAATCTAGCTTGCTCTCCATTAGGTGCTATCTGGGCAATGTTCTCGGCTAGTCTGGAAAAAACATTATTATCTAAGCTACCTCTAAGCCCTCTAGAAAAAGAAGCTCCTAGAGATGCTCCAGCATTGGACGCAGAACTACCGCTAACATTGCTGAAAGCGCGCTTAATATCCTTCTCTACGTTCGTTGTAATAGCACGAACGAGGATATGCGCTTCACCTACTAGGGCCACTTTTTCACCTACTTAACTAGCGAAGCGGAGCTTCTAAAAGACTGCCGAATGGATTGGATGATTCTGGATCAAACTCTGTTGGAGGAATGTATGGTTTAGTCTCTTCAATGCCAGAAAAATCTCCCGAAGAAGAATTCATGTTTGATCTCGAGCTCTTTTTCAACTTATAGGTGTAAGGCACGCCATACAGCCCCTCATAAATTTGAGTCCTCATCGCGCTAACTGACTCGACTTCTTCCTGAGACGAGTATCGAGAATCTTCTTCAAAAAGAAAATGAATGACGTCTAACATGTCTGACATATTCATCTCCTTCAAATCAATTCCTAGGGTCAGAGCTTTTCCGTTTACATAGGGCCAGAGGTCAATAGCCCATTCTGCTAAGCCTCTGGCTGCTCTTCCGGGCGGTCACCGAACTGCTCTACAATCCAGCCAGTAATCTCACCCAACTGCTCTACAGTTACGATTCGATCCGGGTCTTCTAGTAGAGCATCAAAGCGGGTGTAGCTGTCAGATAGTAGAACCTTAGAGAAGAAATCTCCGATAGTTGCAGCAGCTTCAGCTGGATCCTCCGACTTTGACTTAGCAACTAGGCTAAGAAGAAGCTTACCTGGAACAGCTTTCTTGCACTCAAAAGTCTCTCCGTGGAGTGCGAAGGTGATTGGCTCTACATTGGACAGGTCTGGGCCCGTACCAAAGTCCTTGAATTTAGTCATATTATTTATGTCTTTCTTTCTTGTTCCTGCCAAATAGCAGTACTTCTATTTTACCCTCTTACGTGGATTCTGAGTTGATCAGATAGGTATCTATTAGGTTTAGTGCCAGGGTGGTTAACAGCTCTGGTATGAATTACGCGAGATCCTCTGCCAAATACCAAAACTGTATTAGGTGGGTCAGGGGTAATTATGTGAGGCCTAGAGCCTTCGTGATGTAGGAGAGCATAGTTCACATTAGATCCAACCTTAATGGCTGCACCTTCTCTAAAAGCTATATGTTGTAGGTTAATGCTACGGCGCAGCTTGCCACTCTGAACTCCAACTTGTCTTTTAGCCCCTCTTTCAATTCTTTTTCCTATTTTGTGTAGGTAAGAACCAACCATTCCAGACGGATCGTGAGTCTGGTAGTTAAGAGCAGTTTTATATATTTTGACTGTAGAGCTTGCAAAAGTAAATCCAGCGGAAAGTCCACCTCGTCCAAGTGGCTTCGGGTGATACTTTCCTTTATATTTACCACCAAACTTCTGAGCCGCATATATCCACGGACTGTCTGGGACTAGTCCCCAAGCTGGCATTTTATGGGACCGCCATAGTGACGTTCATAGTCGTGGTTTGGAACCCACCTTCAGGCGATCCAGCTTCTAGAGTTGCAATAACACCAACGCCGTAGCCAGTCTCATCCCACTGATCAAGCAAGTTTACTGACTGCATAAGAACCCATGAGTCAATTGCCAGAGTCTCGGACGCTTGCTGAATCTTTGTAGGAGCTGGAGGTCTACCATTCTGACCAACAATAGGAGTAGCCCTAGAAATCATAATGTTAAGAGTCGCACTGCGAGGAACGTGGCAACGCTGAGGTTCAGCAACCTGAGCGCCAGGCGCGCCTAAATACATCTGAACGAATGAAACAACCAGCTGCTCACAATCAATAGCTGGTTGCCCCATCGTCCAATACTTCCTCTGAGGAAGCTCTACGTTGTAGGACTGAAAAATAGACTGGACGCGCTCGAGTACACCTTCCATCATGTCACGAAGGTTTGTTGCATCTTCGGTAACACCAGTAAAGTCAATAGCGGTCGTTGTCATTTTTACTCCTCTACAACGTCAACAGCAGGTTCTGCCTCAGCTACAACCTCTACCACTGGAGCCTCTACCTTAGGAGCCTCTACCTTAGGAGCTGGCTTAGTAGCCACCTTCTTAGGAGCAGGAGCAGCCTTAGGGGCAGGCTTAGCGGTACCAAGCATGTCCTGAGCGCGGAAATTAGTCTGAATTGACATATTTACCTCTCTTAGCTATACATCTTGATCTGGAGGTTTCCAGAAGCAAGTTCTACTAGGTTCTCTACGCCGTCAATAGTTTTTGTAGCGTAGAGAGTCCAATAACCCGGGTCAACCATTCCAAGTGGAGCATTTGCCTTTGCATATGGAACGGTGAAGCTTAGAACAGTATTGTTAGAAGATAGAGTGACGTCAGAGCTATCTAAGTTGGTAGAGCGAATACCGCTATAGCTATTGATTTGAACTAGTGGGTCCCAGTCCTCTTCGAAGTTGCTTAGGTCAACATCAAGGCCGGTGGATGTCCAGCTTGCAGAAGCTCCCTTGACTAGGGCCAAGTCAAAGTCGGCATCAGCAGTAAGTACAAGAGCTTTCGGCGAGTAACGTCTAGCGCGAGGCTGATCTGGAGAGAATACCTTCGACTTACGTCGAGCGTTGTCTGGGTTCACGGTCTTGAGGAATAGGTCAATGACGTATAGGCCAGTACGAAGTTCTTCGATGAACTCTTGGTTGTCAAGAATGGTGTAGGAAACGCCCTGACGTGAAACGGAGGTCACGCGCTGAGGGAGCTGGCACGTGTCGTCATCAGACCAAAGCTTGATGAACTCAATGGCGAGGGTTCTAGCTGCCATCTTTCCAACAGCAGGAACTGGAGTACCGTATGAGTATGTAACCTCAGTATTGCATGGGGTCCAAGGAGTTCCGGCCTTAACGTGCACAGTTGAGTGATCAACGAGGTAGTAGTTAGATGGGTCAATTATGTCACCAAGACGATTACGAATGGCGTGAATCTTAGTTACTGGACGCCCGCGTAGTCGGATGCGCGAGTCTGGGGACATACCGTCAGAGGTTAGTTCGGAGTATTCGTCGTAATCCCCAGAAGGAATGTTGTAGACATCTCCACCGAAAAGGACTGGAGAGTTAGTTTTAGTTGAAGGGCCGAGTCGGTTATTGCGTAGGGTACAGGTGTAACGCTCAGTTACCGTGGTTTCACCAGTGTACTTGCGACCTGACATGGCCCAGAGAAGGTATGACGCAGTGCGAACAGCTTCTTCGGTGAACTCTGTATATGAGTAATCGCCAAGCTCTTCGGGCTGGATCCAAAAGTTATTTGTCATATAAACCTCTCTTCTAAGTTTAACGGGTGGCGTACTAGCTTATTAGACCAGTGCGCCACCCGTTTTACTTAGTAGTTGTTACTCTGACTCGTTCGAAACGATGATGTTGTCGATGTCGTTGTCAGCGTTGTAGTTGATGTTTCCAGGTACGTTGTAGCTGGTGTCATCAGCATCAGCACCAAGCTGTGCGCTAGTTACAGCGGTAGGAGCTGGGTGAGTTTCAGTTACCGAGTTAGTAACTGTTACACGAGCACCAGACGATACGTCGAAGCTAGTGATGGCATCAGTGACGCCAGTGCTTACGTAGCTAACAGTGTAGGTTCCGCCAGTACCAGTCGCACCAACAGAAGAAGATACAGTGTAGGTGCCGTTAAACGCTGCGCCAACATTCTGGACATAAATCTGGTCATTAGCCGAGATACCGTGAGCCGCGCTGAAGGTAAGAGTTGCAGTACCAGTCGAGCTAGCGTAAGTAGCTGCAGCACTCTCAATGTTGATCGCAGTAGGTGACTTAGCGTTTGGTGCGGTAAATACAACTGGACCAGTTCCATCAGTCCAAGTGTAGAAGCCGTTTAGACCGGTTGGAGCCCAGTCGGCACGTGCGTAAGCGTATGGACGCTCTGCAGCAACTGGGAATTCCCAGCGGCCATCAATACCAGACTGGAAGGCCGAGTTTCCAAGGCCAAAGCCTTCGAATGTGTTAGCCAATAGACCATTTTCAATAACGCGGTCACCTGACTGACGCATCTTCACGTATGGGAATACCCAGTGGAAGTAAGGAAGAACGCCAGCGCGCTTTCCGTCCTTAACAGCGTGTGACCAAGCCTCGATGGCAACACCGTTACCAGCAGGGTCGTCACCAACACCAGGAGCTGCCCAACCGACAGACTTTAGGTTAGGGTCTTCAGAAGATCCGATGTTCTTGCGAAGCAGTAGACCACCAGACAATAGAGCTGAAAGCTCTGGGTCTGGCTCACAGATTGCGAGCTCCATGGTGATACGCTTCAGTGTGTCTGGTGCCTTGTAGGTTACACATACAACACCGTTTGCACCCTTTTCAGTGATCTCGTCGCCCTCTTCATATTCTGGAGTGAACGAGATACGCATGAATGCAGAGGTGGTATAGCTGTCTCCTGGACCAGTCATCAAGTTGCCGGCAGAATCCAGACGGGTGACGCGAATAGACACACCCTGGATGCTAGCTGCATATTCTTGAGTAGCCATTTAGCTATTCTCCTTAGGTTTAGGCTGTTAGATCGACTCGAACAGCAAGGTGGATTGATGTATCAAAGTAAGCCGCGGCTGGGCGGATTGCTTTGAGACGCATGTCATTCGCATTACCCGACACATCGTAAGCTTGGCTTAGATTGTCGTTCACGACATCAACATCGCCCACATAAGTGCGGACGGTGCCAGTGGCGTAAATCCATTTGTTGGTGACTGACGCGGTAGCACCAGTTGCACCATCAGGACCAGTGCCTGAATAACCAGATCCAACAACTACTGGAGTCCCACCCATGGTTTGTAGGTGTTCTGTTCCGGCGTCGTGGAAAAGCATGTTTGAGTTGCTAGCTAGAAGAGCTGCAACATCGCGAGTCATGTGAATTACACCCTGCTCGCCACCGTCTGATACCTGACCGATTGAGTGCTCTAGAAGAGCAAGTGCACGCTTAGGCGAGAGAGCAGATCCGCTATTGAGAATGGTAGCAGCGGCATCGGAAAGAGCCAGATTAGCGTGTGACTCACCCTTACGAACTGCACCGTCCCAGAGTTCAACTTCCATAGCGTGCTGAGTGATGCCCTCTAGCTGACGCTTTAGTCGCTCGATACGGTCAAGACCGCTAAAACCTAGGGTAGAGCGTAGCTCTTCTGCCTCGATAAACCAAGGCTTAATTTCGGTGTAGTAAGTTGGTGCTCCAGCAGCGACAACTTCGCCATCAGTAGAGTCGGTGTCGTCCCAGTTAGTTGCTGAGTAAAGGGTTGTTTCCCATTCTTGGGAGAATCCGCGGACCCACTGGTCCTCGTTAGGACCATTTTCTGGCTTGACTACAGCGAGTAGGCCAAAAGCTGATGGCACAATCTTCGGTGCTGTTACAACACCAGTCTTTGTGAAAGCCATTTAAAATCCTCTAAATAAAGTCTATGTTTTTACTCGTATTGGGAGGGCCCCGAAGGACCCTCCCTCAACGATAACTGCTTTATCGAACTATTAGAGCTCGATGGTGGCTGCAGCGGTGCCACCAGTGGTGTCGCGCAGAGCTGCAGCAACACCGTTGATTGAGATGGTCGAGGTGATCTTAAGAGCCTCGATGCCGACCTTAGCAACATTCTCAAAGGTCTCAGTGAACATCTTGTAGTCGTTGGTGCCGACTAGTGAAGAGTCACGGATGATACCTAGGTCTAGGGTACCGCCGTCTAGGAACAAGAATGTTCCCTCAGCGAATAGGTACCAAACGAAGCTGTCTGGGAACTCTAGAAGTGCAGATGCACCCTGTGAGCCGAAGACAGTTGCGTCTAGAGAAGCTACTAGGTCAACGTTAACGGTTGCTAGGTAGCCGTCGATTTCTGACTTTGATACTGCAAGAGTACCGTCACCAGGCATCGATAGAGTTAGGTCAGCTGCCATTGCCTCGTAGATCCATGAAGGAACGATTGCCTTCAAGCGGGTCTGTGGGTCAATGCGGTGACGTGAGCGGTAAGCAACAGCTGCACGACGGATCTGAACTAGGAAGTCACGACCAAAACCGATTAGGTTAGTGGTAGTAACAGCAGTAGATGCGTCACCAATCTTGCTTAGCAAGTTCTGCTCAGCCTCGCGAGCGTGCTGTACAAGAGCTAGCTCGTTGTGGCGAGCAATCAACTCTGGGTAAGCACGAGTCATGAGGTTACCAAACTGTAGCTGCAGAGTAACAGCGTCAGTAGAAACGGTGTTCTCTGAAGCAGCGACTACGGTGTAGCTAGTCTTGGTAGCAGACTGTGGGTCAGCATCAGTTGCAGCAGTCCATACACCAACAGCGTCAGCGTAGGTACCAGCAGCGAATGATGGTGGAGTTACGAAGCGGATACCGCCACGGTCAGCCTGGAAGCGAGGCAATGCATCGCGAACTGGGCGTACAGTGGTTGAACCGATCGAGAAGATGTCGTACTTGACTTCGAATGGAGCAGCGTGGCCACCAGAAGCAACAAGTGCGTCCTGACCTACAACGTTACCAATCTTCAGTGCGTTCTCTTCTGCGTTAGCAGTTAGGGTACGCTCTTCTGGGTACTGGGTGGTGATAGATGCAACGATGTGCTGCTCTCCATCGCCGCCGTTTACACGACGTAGCGAGTGGATACGCTTCTCCATAGCCGAAGCTACTTCGTACATGTCGTTAATGGTGCTGCCTGCGGTGTAGCCAGGGATGTCTGCGCCAGCGGTAATTGCCACTGGAGCTGCCTCTGATACCTGAACTACAGGCTGACGGTCAGCTGGAGCCTCAAAAGGCTGTTCTGCTGCGGCGCTCACTAGTGCCTGCTCTTTCTGCTCTTCTACAAGAGCGGTTGTTGTTTCTAAAGTGGTTTCTTCGGCTGATGCTTCTGATCCCTCTACTGCTTCTACAACTACCTCGGCCGCGGCTTCGATAGTCTCTACTTCTACCTCGGCAGCAGGTGCTTCATCAGCAACTACTTCCTCAGCAGAACCGTCTGCAGTAATGGTCTCGTCAACAGTCTCAACCGATTCGGTCGATAGTTCAGAACCTGATTCCTGGTCAATTGATGCTGAAGTTTCAGGAGCGGTTTCGGTCTCAGCAGATGCCTTCATAGGCTCTTCCTTGTCCTCTTCCTCTTCCTTCTTTTCCTCTTCAGGAGTCTCAGTAACTTCGTCAGCAGGAGTTTCCTCTGCTTCTACTACTGGGGCTTCCTCAACAGGGGCCTCTTCTACAGGGGCCTCTTCCACGATTGGCATGTCTTCCATAGCCATTTCCTCTCCTTCTTCAGCTCCACCCTTAATACGGGCAGTAGCCTCAGCCGCACGAGCAGCTAACTCTTCAGCGAGGGCCTCGCGACGAGAAAGCTCACCACGTACGATGTCAAGGGAATCCGCAAGGGATGTCATCGCATCAACTGACTGAGAAGTTGGTTCATCAGCATCGATCGACTCAAACTCGCCGACGATCTGAGTCTGAAGCTCAGCGAGTTGTTCATCGCTAAGATCAGCCAGAGTGTCTAGCTGTGTTTTAATCTGGTCGTACACTGTACCTCCTAGGCCAGTATTGGTTTATGAATGAGAAATCCTCACTCATGGTGAACAGTCAAGGCTGAGGGACTCAGCACGAAATGTGCGAGGCGCTCCACCTATCACTAATTGTACCTTACTTTTTAGGTAAGGAGTCTGAGCAGGGTGTTCATCTCTGACTGAATTTCAGCCTGAGAATAGACATCTGCTCCGGACATGAAGGACTTCAGATTTGCGGTTGCAACGTCTGCGTCCTCTTTACCGATCTTTGCTTCGACTCGAGAAATCATCCCATCGATGAGTGTCTTTAGTCCGGCAGGTAGATCGCTAAATCTAACTTTCTGAGCTTCCTTGCCGAATGGCAATGGAAGGTTGGCAATGGTCTTGCCGAGCTCGGCCGCGGTTGAGCGGACGTTCTCTAGAGACTCAGGGTTTAGGGCCTTAGTGTCTAGACGATCAATCATCCCTAGTAGCTCACTGCTGGCTTTAGCCGAGTTTACGTAGTCACCAGCAAACTCTAGGTTTTCGGCAGTTTCTACTTTTTCTAGGGCTTTCTGAAGACCAGCTACACCTAGGTTCTGCTTTAGACGAGCAAGGACCTTACGGTACTTTCCCTTAGCATCACGAGGCTGAGTCTTTGGGGTGTACTTACTGCGACCCTCTGCGTCATAGACTTCCTTAGCAGTGGTCTTACCTGTACGGATGTCTTCAGCAATCTTGATCTCTTCTTCAGTTTGCTTGTCAGCTTCCTGCTTAGCATCCTTGAGCTTCTCTAGGTCAGCATCAGAAATTTCTTTGGCTGGAGCTTCTGCAAACTCCGCTAGTCGAGAGCGCATCGAAGCAACAATAGTAGCAGCCTCGGTTGATCCGGCTGACTTCCATTCGTCTGGAATTAGATATGCCTTACCAAGAGCCTTGGCTCGCTTAACAATGTGCTTGCGAACGGTAACACGCTTCTCGCGTTTTGCACGTCCATATGCCTGAATTGCGTTACGTAGATCTTGCTCGTTACGAATAGGGTAAGAACCGTCTGGAAGCGCGAAGCCCTTGTCAGCAAGTTCAGATCTCTCTTCTTCGGAGAACTTAGCTAGCTCGGCAACAGCTGCAGCAACTAGAGCACGGGTCTTTAGTTCCTCTGCTTTAGTAGCAGCGGCAATAATAGCCTGCTTCTTTACAGCCTTCTTAGCTGACTTAACGCGAGAGCGTAGGTCAGGAGCATTAGCCGAGAGCTCGGCTAGGTTGTGTGCACGCTCAGATAGAGTCGCTACGTGCTGGCTCTTCATGATTGCCATCATGCTTGCGCCAGCTGCAACTAGAGCCATAACCTTACCTGAAGCAACCATCGCGCGAGCAATCGGGAAGCCTGGAACGTTTACTTGGCAAACAGCAACAAGCTCAAGTGAGCCGTTGATTGGACGCCAGTCACCGGAAGGAGCAGAAGCGCGAAGTGCACGAATCTGCATTTCAGTTGCGTCTGGACGTACAGAGCCAGAGCACCAGATACCGTACTCGTCTTCACCCATGTGGACATCGGCAATCGCAGAAGCGGTGTCGTCATAGTGCTTAGCGGCAGAAGCTGCGTTAGCAGTTAGTGGAGCGTGCCCACCAGCAAGAGTTAGCTGACCGACTGGCATGTCAGTCCCATCGGCACAGCGGACTACGCCAGTGTGGAAGTAAGCATACTTGCTCTTTGAGCGAGGTGGGCGGGTAGAGCGAGGCATACCGATGTGGTTTACGTGCCAAGCTGCAATGTGTCCGTAAATGCGACCAGAAGGGTCAACAGTAATCGGGGTAGCCTTAGTCAGCTTAGGGTCCTTGAACCACTCTGCTGGTGGTGTCATAGGAATCTCGCCGTCAATGAATCCTGAAGCAACTAGCGGTGCGCCAGAGAATTCTTGTTCGACGGATTCTTCGTATATTCCGTCAACTGGAATCACTTCATCCTCCTGGTCTCCCGCTGGTTGTTCTTCAATAGAGATAGTGCATTCTTGGAATGCAGGCTTAGCTACAATTGTAGCAGCCATTACACGGGCGTGATTTATAGTTAGCTTTTTCTTGCCTACGTCTTCGGTGTCCTCGGCATTTTCAGTCTTCTCTTCTTCTGCCTCGAACTGGTCTAGATCTGCAGAAACACCACGGATGAATCCGTTACGTACTAGACGCTCTGCCTCTTGACCATATGCTCCTGTATCAAAAACGCCATAGGCATTTCCGATACCGTTTTCGGTTCTTTCTACGTAATCAATACGTCCAACTACTACAGACCCCATGTGACCGTCGCCAGTCTTGATCTGCCATAGGAGTGGAAGTGGAAGCTCTCGAACTGACAGAGAGTCCTTTACAAACTTACGACCATCTCCTGATTCCAAGTCTTCTGGGATCAGTAGAGGGATGTTGAACTTGGCACCGTGCTCCATTTTTGCACCAGCGACCAGCCCTAGACGCTCTCTCGCGTCGTTTGCTCTCGCAGTTAGTTCGGACTGAGCAACTACTGACTGGACTAAGTCCATCTCGCTGGCAAATAGGCTAGAAGTTTCGTTACGACGGCCCGGGTTTAGACGGCTACCAGTGTATACGCCAGTGGCATCCTTGTGACGAAGCTGACAATAGCCCTTGGCACGTGGGCCCATGTACTTTGAAAGTTGACGGACGCAACGAGTCCAGTCGCCTGGAGTGCCCCAACGAATCTTGGCAGCGCCCTTACCACGAGTCCAGTATTGGCGAAGCTCTTCCGCATTGCCACGGTTGCGGTCTAGGCCGCCAGCAGCAACAAATGCATCAAAGACAGTTAGCAAGCTAGCTGCAACAGCCTCCGGGGCAGATTCTTCTGTAGGCTTTCCCTCTGCCATCTGAGACAAGACATCCTTTAGGGATTCTTTATCTAGTTCAATTACTGGAGGTTTGGTAGCCGAGCGTAGGTCAGCTAGAGTTTGGTCATCCTGAACCCACTTATCTCCCTCACGCTTATAGACAAGAGGAGTAGTGGAAGTAGCGGTCTTAGGGATAACAGCAACGAGATCAACCATTGCCTCTGGGTCTTGCTGATCAACGATGGCAAGGTATCTAGGTCTTACGTCAGAAGTAGAAGGAGTAAGAATCTCTTCTTTTTCTTCTGCCGCTGCAATGATAGAAGTCTCAGTGAACTTGGCATTTGGCCAACGCTTTTTAACAGCAGCTTTGTCAGCCGCGTTCTTTGGCTTGTAGCGTTCCTTCTCTACCCAAGACGCGTAGTTGTTGATAAATGCATCAACATCTAGCTTCGGTAGGGTTCCCGGAAGGTGAGCCTTCTTGCTGTTCTGAGGAGTACGAGGCTCCCCGATGATTCCAGAAAAGTCCATAGGAGCTTTGCTAGCGTCATCAACACGAAGTGAGTTTGGTCGGCTGTTTGCCTTTTCTGCTGGTACTAAGTACTTAGAGCCAACTTTGACGGATCTACCGTCTTCAAGGTCGACGGTGACAATGCCTGTCGCACCGTCAATGTCTCGGATTGTGCCAGAACCTCTAGCAGCGTCTCCACCAATAGCTACCTTCTGGCCTACCTTGGCAAACTGACCGGTAGCATTGCGAGGCTGGTTTCCAGCATTTGCTGAACGCTCTTCTGGAGTGTAGTTACCATCCTGATCAGAAGCTGCAGCAGTAATGACTTGGTCAATGAATTCCCAGTCTTCTCCGCCGATGCCAGCTTCCATTAGAGCCGCTTCGTCAGAGTCTAGGTCAAAAACAGAAGTCTTGCAATATGGGTCTACAGCCATACGCGCTGCAATCATAAGTGCAGACTGAGGGTCAATAATTACGTGAGATTTTTCCTCAAGATCATAGACGTCATCTAGCATTCGGTCATATGTCCAGATGTCGCCATCAACATGACCTAGGTTGTCCCAACACCCGTCATCCCAGACGTGTACAGAACCATCAATATCGATCATGTAGAGTCGGTCAATGCCAGAACCATCTAGGCAGACTCGAGCCAAGAACTCTGGGCCGTAGTTTGCGTCAAGCTCGTGAGCGTACTTAAAAGGATTTAGCTCTTCATTCTGCTTAGGGTAGTTGATCTGATCAACGTAGTTAGAAATAGTGTATCCACCCGCAGTGACAGAGTTTTCCTTTTTGTCTTCGCGCTCAACGATGGCACGTGCCCAACGCCAAGCGGCGTCTCCACCCCAGAGTGCCCATGCGATACGTCCGTTAGACGGGAAGTTGTCTTCGCCTGGCTTCCAGCCCTTACCCTTCTTGTCAACTTCGTGACGAGGGAAGTATTTAGCAATGTGGCGGATCTTGCGGATGCCAATCTGACCGCCCTTAGCGAGGGTGCGGGCAGTGTTAAGGCCGACAGGGGTTCCGCCTCTGCCTTCTTCTTTCCGCCAAGCCAAGGCTTTTTCCGCCTCTGCCTGAGCTGACTTAGGGATGGTGTACATCCTGTCAGCAGATGCAACAATAGCGTCTTCTTCTAGAGTGGCTATGACCTTGTCAGCAAGAAGTTGTTCTGATTGAGTGAGAGGAGTCGATGAAAGCTCCCACTTGTTTTCTGCAAATAGGTCTAGCGCTGCACCGCTGGCGACAACGGCTCCTACGGCAGTATCAATAACTACACCGTGAGTGTTGTTAGCATAGAATGCTAGTTCGCCAGAGCGGCCGATTAGGTGGTTCATCCATCAATCCTATAAAGTCAGAAACCCTAGACTAATTTTACCCGTTATTTATTAAAGTGATTTATTTGTCAGGTGTGATATCCTTGATGACAACACCGTCTTCATCAACGAATTCGCTGTCATCTTCATAATCTGGGACTGGATTGCCAATTATCTTGGCTAGAAGAGTCCAGTACTCAGGATCATTCTCAGTATATCCGCCTAGCATGTCAGGCTTTTCTTTACTCATCTGAGTCTCCATCTGATTTAGATTTGTTTGATGATCGGTAACCCTCGATAGGGCTCCAGTCTCCCAGATCCATACCTAGCAAATAGTCTACTACCTTCTGAGCTTCAGAAGAGGCCTTCATAACCATATCAGGGTTATCCTGTAGTGCCTGTAGCCAGCTCTTTACATAAGCCGCAGTGTTGTCAAAGTCGCTGTTTACGCCGAACATGCTAGCTAGGATCGCTGAAGAAATTTCCGCGATAAGCTCTTCTTCGCCTCGAGCTGCATTGCTTGTCCCGTAGTTCTTAGTTAGCTCGGTGCGGTCAAGGCGGTCCTTGTGTCCGGTCGAGTGGGCTAACTCATGAGCAATGGTGTCGAACATATCCTCTGGGCTGTTGAACTGCTCCTTGGTTGGAAGAGTAATGACGTCAGAAGCTGGGTTCCAGTTTGGAGAAGACGAGTGGCTTCCGTACGCACCAACATAGGTGTATGAAACCTGAGGAGCCTTCAGACCCTTGGCTTCCATTGACTTCTGATAGCGTTCCAGAATAAAATCCTGAGACTCTAGAGGAGTTTTTGGTTCGCCTGCTTCAGCCTTAACAGTTGGCAGGTTTAGGCCATCAATTTGTTCAACATTGAATACGGTCTTTACGCCGAAGGTGACATAGCTACCAGTTACCTTCTCTTCTCCGGTTGAAGAGTCCTTCTCTTTCTTGACCCTTTTGTAAGGAACAAGAATTTGAACACCCTTAGATCCTTTACGAACCTGACCACCTAGATCAGTGGCTTGGTTGTATGTCATCCAGCGAGGATCTGAGTACCCAGCAAGCTCTTGGTGTAGTCGAAGAACAATCGAGTTAATACCGCTGTAGATGTGCTTTGACGCTGGGTTACGCGGAACGAATGCACCAGCATAGTTAGCGTCGTCCTTGAATGGCTTACGCCAAGGAGCCTTACCTTCTTTAATCTTTTCCAGTAGGCCAGATAGAACTCGCTCTTTGGCGTCCTTGCTATCTGACACTGAATTGGCACGGTTGAAAGGCTTCTTACCCGGGGCTTGGTCAAGGCCTACTAGAGGAGCATCAACTGAATCAGGGTTAGTGTTTGGGTTCAAGCTAGAGTCTTCTGGAGTAGTAGACGCCATTCTTGCTGACTGTAGAGTTGGAGCAACCTTAGTCTTGAGCGGGTTCCACTGAGGAAGAACGTCGTTACCCAGCAGGTAGTCCGCCGCCAGCTGAGCCCTAGTCATGGCGTCAGTCACGGCCTTATCGGCATTCACGCCGTCTAGGTTCTTGATGTGGGTGAGTAGATAGCTAATCGAGTTGCTTGGGTCAGAATTTATCCCGAACATCTTTGCTAGAAGCATAGAGCCTAGCTCAGCGGTTAGCTCTTCTTCTGCGTAGGAATTACTGTTCCCATCCAGTGCCTTCTTAACTTCTTCTCGGTTAAGTCGGTTAGTTCTACCAGTGCTGTGAATAAGCTCGTGAGCAAATGCATTGAACCAAGACTCATCGCTATCAAAGTTTGCGCGGAGTGGTAGTCGTACGCTATCAACATCTCTACCGTAGTTTGGTGACCAGCGAGGATTTTGATCTTTATCTAGCTGAATACCGAAGATCTCTGGAGTTTCTACATCTCGGAGAGTTGCGGCTTCGCGCATCCTGTCGAGAACAATATCTACAGCTTCCTTTGCAGTATATGACTTGTTGTCGTCGGCGTTGTATGGATTTATTCCTTGAATCTGGTCACCGTTAAAAACAGTAACTTTTCTGAACTCAAAGTACTCAACGACCTTGCCATCACGGTTGGCAACATAGAAGCTAGGTACGAGAATCTGAGTACCCTTGGTTCCGGCTGGAATCGAGCCACCAGCCTGAGCAACCTGAGAGGCGCTCATCCAACGAGGGTCGCTGAATCCGTTTTCCGAAGCTGCGTTTTCTAGCGCAAGCAAGTTAGGCCCTGTGTAGTGGGTCTCACTTGCAGGGTTAACCGGGAGAGGTCGATTAGCGTCCCTATCCCATTTGCGCGCCCAAGCTTGAATATTCTTAGGGGTGCGTAGCTTCTCTAATACATCAGCAAGAACGCTAGATGCCGCGGACTTGTTGGTCTCGGTTACAGAAGCAAGCTTCTCGTCAAACTGCTCCGAGGTAAGCTCGAGCGGATTAGTTTTGGATCCTGGTTCACCTTCAGGCATTGCAGGGCGAACAGAATTAGTAGTCGCAGGTTTAGTGCGGTACTTATCAAGGATGCTAGAGATTCTTGCTAAATCTGGAGCGTCCTGATCTAATCCAGGCTCAGCCCCCTCTTCGGGGGCTAGGCTTTTGGGGAGGTGCCGCCATTAAGCTGTTCTACCCTGTCGGCGTAGTCTTCCAGCTTATTAGCGATCTGGTCTCCTTGGTTTCGACGAGTAGTACGGAACCACGCTGCAGCTGAACGAATCTTTTCAACTAGAACAGCTGGATCGTCACCGTACTCTTTAATCAAATCTTCTAGAGACTCCTGCGAACCATCATTGAGCAGGCGAGCCTCTAGAGGAGGAAGATACTTGTTCTCGTCTGCCATGCTCGCGCCAACCCAGTTGGCAGCGTCAGACAGGGAGTCGAAGTCTTCGCCGTAGTTCTCCGAGTCTTGGCCAGGAGAAGTCATGCGGGCTTCCCACTTGTCAGTCTCTTCGTTGAAACGTACTGAACCTTCCCAGCCGCCTCCGCGAACATCGCCAACAATACCGCCATCATCGTCGGTTAGCTGGTCGGCAATTTCGTCTGCATTTGAAGGGTAGTAGTAAGAAATTAGATCTTCAATTTCATCAAAAACCTTACCAAATTCAAAAGTACTTCCCATGTCGTCCGGGTTACGCTTAGCTGCTTCGATAGGTCCCATGTCGGACTCGATCTTGGCGAGCAAGTCGTCAGCTGACTTTTTCAGGCGAGCCTCTAGTGCCTTGCCTTCTTCTGATTCAGGGCGCATCGCTTTGTATGCATCCATCAACTCGGAGTAAAGGTAGTAGGCATCATCAATATCGTTTGGGTCAAGGCCCTCTACAAATTCTTTACTTAAGAACGCGTAGCCTTTTTCATCGCTGTTCTCGGTATCCTCAGCCAACGAAACCAACTCTGGCTTCATCTGCTCCCAAGATGTTCCGTACTGCTTTCCGGCTGCTTGATCAAAACCCTTGTCACCAGACTCTAGCTTAGAAATAGCATTGTCTAAATCAACGTTGTAGTCTCCAAAACGGCCATCTTCACGTAGACGCTTCAAAGCGTTAACATCGCCACTCTGAACTAGGCTGTCAATGTACTTCTCCATACCGCCAGCAACATTGTCCATGTCCTTCAACATGCTGATGATAGATGAAACATCGCCCTTTGAGCGGTTTTCTAGGTCCTTAAGAATTTCCTCACGGTCAGCGTCAGACAAACCCTTAGCGTAAACGTCACGCTTTACAGAGTCAATCATCTTCTGAGAAGGCTTGCCATATTGGCCTAGGTTTTCTTTGTCACCTAGCTCGCGGAGCTTGCCAATAAATGCACCAGCCTGAGCCTTGGTCAGATTCTTAGATTCCAAAGCTTCGGTGATTGCCTGAGCCGTGTCAGCGTCAACGCCGTTCTTGCTTTCGAAGAGTCCCTCTAGATAGCTGTACTGAGCATCAGTAGCTGGTTCCATCATCTTTGGGGACAGAGTCTTGGTTTCTCCAGGTGCCTGATCAAAGCCAGCACCAGAGTTGCGCCAGTCTTCGTAAATCTCGTCGTAGAGCTTGTCGCGATCATCAATGGTCGCTGCAAAGTCTTCCGCTGCTTTACGTGCTTCTTCTTCAGAATCGTAAGTCTCGGTTTTTTCGTAGCTGTGTTCGATGTTCTCGTCTAGCAAGAACTGAGACGCAGACTTCGTGACCTTGAACTTGTCACCGTCTTTCTCTACAACAACTTCTGCACCGTCGCCGAAGTACTCTGAGCTCCCGTCTGGGTTAGTTGTTAAACGGGTACCCGCTGACTGATCAAGACCTTCAGTCTGTTGACGGTCTGGACGACGACGTAGCTTAGCGGTGAGCTTCTCAATTGAGTCACGATCTAGCCCTGCATCAAGCTCGGCGAGAATGTCGTTCATCTCGTCAGGAGTTAGTTCCTTAGTAGACAGGTAGCCCTGAAGTGAGTTGATTTGGCGCTCAGTTGGCTTGGTTGGGTCAACACCAGGCTTGAAAGGCTTCTTGGTTACCTCTCCAAGAATTGATGCCATCTGAGCTTTAGTCAGGTTGCGGTTGTCCAGTGCATCTTGAATGGCTTTCTCAGTTGCGGGCGAGATGCCGTCACGTTCTGAGCGTAGCTCTTCTAGGAAAGCATATTGCTTGTCAGTCGCTGGCTCCATCTGCTTTTCAGATAGTGGCTTAGTTGGTGCCTCTGCATTCTGGTCAAGGCCAGCGGCTGGCTCAAGTTCATCAAGCTTCTTGTCCAAGTGAGCGTTGACTCCGTTGCGAATTTCAGAAGCAATATCGGTCTCATCCCAAGTTGGTCCGAAAACTCCGCTGGCAACTTCATCGCCATCTTCACTGTAAACGCCCCAGTTGCGGTAGCCGTCTTCGTCTTCATCGCCCACCCAGAACTCTTCGCTGGCTCCGCTATCTCCACTAAAGATCTTGTTTGCTAGGTCATCTACTTTTTTAAGTAGACCCTCTTTGTCAACAGATTCGCGGGCCTGCTCCTGAGCGGCATCTGCCTGCTCTTTCTCCCATTTGGCCTGTGCGCGCTTTTCTACCTGCTCTGGTGAGTTATAGAAGTCTTCGCGAGCCTTACGATCGGCCTCGCGCTTAGCCTTCTTCTCTTCTGCATAGTTAGGATTTTCTAGACCGTTTTCCGACATAGCGGCAACGCGGTCAAGGAAGTCAGGCCAAGACTCTCGTTTGTCTCGAACTAAGGAGTCAACAAGCTTCCCATCAACAGAGACCTCGATCTCGTCCCAAGGAATGTAGCCCTTCTCGTCATCGAACCAAGAGCCATCGCGGTACTTAGCTTCTACGCGGCCATCTGGAGATGTGTAAGTTGCTTCTCCTCCGGTTAGATTGCCATCAGCATCTTCTTCATAGAAGAACTTGTGGTCACCTAGGTCCTTGGCAATCTTCTTGCCAGCTTCACTTAGTTCGGTTCCCTTACCCGGAGCTTGGTCAAAGCCAGGGTCGTCCATGTAGCTTTCGTTTAGAAGATCAGATAGTTTGTCTTCGTCGTTAAGAGTCTCAGCGAACTTCTCTGCATCAGCTAGAGCTTCCTCTTTGGTCTTGAACTTAGAGGTGTTGAAATAAGAGCCTTCACGGTTTTCGTCAATTAGATCGCGAGCTTCTTTTTCAACCTTGTAGCCGATGAACTTGCCACTCTTGTCAAATTCTGGAGTTACTTCTACGTAGCCCTTGTCGGTGTCAAACCCGTAAGAGTTGCCGTCGTTTTCGGTCTTGACTAGGCTACTTGGCTTGAACCAGCTTTCCTTCTTTAGGAGATCCTTAAGACCATCCTCGATGTCGCCTTCTTCGAGGTCACGCTGAGTTGCTCGGAATGATCCGACAGGCTGACCGTCGTACTCGACAGAAATGCCAGAAAGGTCGGTGGCTCCGAAGCCGACATCGCCTTCACCGTCTGGTTCCCAAGTAAGTTTTAGCTTGCCGTCAGGAGAAGTATAGGTGGCTTCGCCGTCTTTAAACTGGCTCCAGTTCTGTGGATCAGATAAGTGGTCAAAGTCAACTGCGCTATCAAACCAGTCACTGCCTTCGCCAGCGGTCTGGTCTAGGCCTGGTTCTTCTGGAGTGCCATCGCCCTCTCCATTAAGAGCATCGTAGGTCATGGCAATCTTGTTCAGGCCCGCCCAGTTCTGGCCAACACCGAGAATCTTGCCGTCTTTGTCGCGAATTTCGAATAGAGGAACGTCAGGGTCAATCGCATTGCTTTCGCCAGCGCCTTCAACCATGTAGTCACCCTCCGGCTGAGCGTCAACTGCCTTAACAGTCTGACCAGACTTAGAAGTGAAAGAACCATCCTCGTTCTTGGTCCAACCCTCTGGAGCGTCGGTGCGAGTCTTCAGGAAGTCCTCTAGTGGAATTGCAGAGGCGATATCAGCCTTGGTTGGGTTTT